AAGATGAAGATGAAGATGAAGATGAAGATGAAGATGATGAAGAATATGAAGATGAAGATGAGAGTGATTCAGAATTAGAGGAAGAATCTTATATATATAAATAAATTGAATTAATATAAAAGATTAAATTAATAATTAAATAGATATATGAGTATCGTACAGCCTAAAAGTTTTAGGGAAAATCTTAGAAAAAAACTTAATAAATATGTTAAAAACAAAAATATGAGCGAAAATTTAGAGAAAGGAATATATAACTTTACAATTAAGGAGGCAAAAATGAAAAAAATAATAAGAAAGTGGGATAATAAAATGTTTATTCAAATTTATCTGGACAGATTCAAAAGTATTTACATAAATATAACTAAAAAGAAATCATTAGTATTGAAGAGGTTAAAAAAGGGTGAATTTTTAGCTCATGAATTAGCTAATATGACACATCAGGAAATGGAGCCGCCAAAATGGAAAGAAATTATAGAAATGAAAATTAAAAGAGATAAGAGTGCTACAACTATAGATTTATCTGCGGCTACAGACCAATTTACTTGCGGCAGATGTAAAAAGAATAAATGTACTTATTATCAGATGCAAACAAGATCCGCAGATGAGCCAATGACAACATTTATTACTTGTTTAAATTGTGGTAATAATTGGAAACAATAAAAAAATTTTATATTATAAAATGTTTGAATAATATAAAATGAGTTGTCCAAAAGATTTTAGTAAAGCGTATCCTTTCGGAATGTTTAATTTTGGAAGAAATAATTTCAAATTATTTCCAAGATTAAATCCAGTAAAAAATGTATTATCAGGACCCGGAACAGAATTTCCAGAGATGGAACCCAAAAAATTTACACCATTATATAATAATACAAATTATAATATGTCAAAGAAAGAACAAATATCTTTTTTATTAAGGATAGGAGGTAGATTAAGGTAATTAAATATCAATAACATCTAAATCACAGACACGCCAATATTCAGAACCTCCGTTAGGCATAGGACGTCTTAAAATAAAAGGTATTTTTTTTTGTTCAAGTTCCATTTCAGCAATAGTATATCCGCTTATAATACTAGGTGGTACATCAACAAAAGCTTCTGCTCCATTATTAATTTGTTTACTTCTTAACCCAAGAATTCTAGCAATTTCAAATTTAGTTAACCAAGGTAATGTGCGATGCAATGGGTCAACAATATTATTTTCGGAATCTCTTGTTATTTTACACATAGCGGATATTTCTGTATAATTAGATTGTTTAAGTTCCGGATGATAATCCAAAAGAATAGAATTGTCAAAATCTGATTCTAATTTTTTCATTTGCTCTTCATAGTCATCATCATATTCATCATCGCTTTTTTCTTCTACTAAATCAGCTACGGCCTTTTCATCATCAAAATCAACTTTTAATTTTAAAGAATCATCTTGTTCTTCCGGATCATTAGGTTCATCAATATCGCTTCCAATTTCAGAACCGACATCAGAATCCTCATTTTGTTTATTAAATATATTATCATTAGGTTCTTCGTCATCTGATAATCCCAAAGATGCATTATCATCTAATTCGGCTGCTATTTCAGAAGCCAAATCATCTAGTTCTTTATTACTGTCTTCTTTTTGTGCTTGTAAACTCATATCTATATAGTTGATATATTTTGTTTTTAAATTATATCAATTTATTTTGACTTATTATTACGCCACACGTGTTCGCAATTAACGCATAGATATGTAAATTTAATATTAGAGTCATCATATCTAATATATATAATTTCATTTTCTGTTTTATCTGGATTATCAGGATTTAAATTAGACGAACAAGTCGCATTTGGACAATTAATATTATTTATTCTAGGTAGTGTAGGATCAAGTTTGGTATATTTATTAATTAGAGTTGATAAATCTGCTGTTTGTTTTGTAACATATGTTTTAGAAATACACATATTGTCTAAAGTATCTATTAAATTAGTATCTTCATTGCCGCAATTTCTACAGTAATATATCATTTGCGATGCGTCATCTTCTATAATTTTCAAATAATACATATTATTACACTTCGTGCAGAAATGCATAGTTGTCTTTATATGTTATAATATAAATTATTTTTTATTTCAATTTTAAAAAACATTAATTAGATAATTTATTAAGTAGAATATTAAAATCTTCTAATAAGTCTTTATATCTTAATGAACACTTCATATTATAAACACTGCAATATACCTCTTCATCATTTTGTTCACTATCTGCTAAAAGTTTTAAATCTTCTTTAATTTTTGATTGATTTTTAAAAATATGTTTTTTTATAATAGGGAAAAAAGACTCAAATTTATTATTTAAAATAGATTTATTCAAAGCATTATATACAGCTGTTTTATAATTTTGATATTTAATAATTTTATTATATTTTTCATTAGCTGGATGTTTTTCGGTAATTCCAGGTTCATTAAGCAATGGTTTATTATGTAATAATGTAACTAATGTAAGCAAAATACTTCTAATTGTTTGACAAGATGTCCATTGTTCCCCTTTCCAAGTATTAAGTATAGAAATACATACTTTACCATTTCTATATAAATTAGGATTAAATCTAGTTCTTCCATTATTAGTTGAATATGTTAATTTTGGAGGAGAGAAAGGATAATCATTTGGAAACTTAAATTCAAATAAATAAGAACCAAATTGATATAATGTATCGCTAGGACCAAATACTAACGCGTACCCTTTTTTCATATTATCTTCATCGTGTATATAATATATGCCTTGGTCAGATAATGGATTTTTAATTATATCTACCACATCTTTTAACAGTCTCATTTGTGATTTTTTTGTCATAAAATTTGATTTTTCAGTAGCAAGACCGGACATTATATGTTTAAAATATTTAGTAATTTTTAAATAGTATTACTAAATGTTATTTATTTTTTTAGTTATCAATTATTAATAAGTTTAAAAATAAAAATTGATAAAAAAAATTGACATAAAAAAATATACTATTTATATAATAGTAAAATGGCGCAAGCTTCATCCTTAGATCAATTTTTAAGAAATAATAAATGTGATGATAGAAGCTCTATAACAAATACTAGAATTCCTGATAAAAACCTAGGTATTTATGGGGGTAAATACTGTATTCCAGAAGAAAAACTAGATGAATTCCATAAATTATATCATAAAAAAGTATTTATAAATGATGAGTTAGAATATCTCACTGAAAAGCAATTGGATAGTGGTATAATTACACTAGATTTTGATTTTAGATATGATAAAGAAATAGAAGAAAGGCAACATACAGTGGATCATATAGATGATTTAATAGAAATGTATTTGGAGCAGATAAAAAATATTTTAGTTATAAAACCTAATAAACGATTTCATATTTGGGTATTTCATAAGGATAATGTAAATCAACTAGAAGATAAAACAAAAGATGGTATCCATATTTTAATTGAACTAGAGATGAGTAAGGGAGCACAAATTATTTTAAGAAAAAAAATTTTGGGCGAATGCTGTAATGTTCTAGAAGATTTACCATTAAAAAATAGATATGATGATGTCTTAGATTCAGGTGTAACTAGTGGAACAGTAAATTGGCAAGTATTTGGTTCTAGAAAACCGGGTAATGAAAGCTATAAAATTACAAATACATATAAAGTTTATTATGATGAAAATGGAGATGAAAACATGGAAGAAATAGAAAATCATAATTCTTTGGATTTAATAAAATTTACATCAGTTAGAAGGAAAGACCTGTTAAAATTTGAGTGCAGAGAGGATATCAAAAAAGAAATCCAAAATTTGACTAAAAAGAAAAAAAAAAGTAAAAAGAAAATAAAATTAAAGTTGAATAAGAATGCATTAGTTAATACTGCAGAAAGTTTTATGAATGTTTCAAATATAGAAGAGTTAGATGCTATTATTAAAGAACAATTAGAAAATACAAAGTATGAAGATGATAAGGTTTTCAGAGAAATGCACGAATTCACTATGTTATTAGACGAAAAATATTATGAACCATATGATTCTTGGATTAAAGTAGGATGGGCTTTAAAAAATACAGACCATAGATTATGGTGGACTTGGATAAAATTTTCAAGTAAAGGTACATCATTCTCATTTAATGAATTAGATACATTTTATAAAATATGGTTTGACAATACAAATTCAACAAGTGAAACAAAAGAATTAACAAAATATTCAATTATGTATTGGGCAAAAGATTGTGACCCAGTTAAATATGAACAAATTAAAAAAAACTGTGTTGAATATTTGTTGAGAGATGCTATTAGCGGAGAAACAGAATATGATATGGCCATTGTTCTTGAAAAATTATATGGTGATATATACAAATGTGTTTCCATTAGGTCGAAAATTTGGTATCAATATATTAATGGAATTTGGGTATCAACAGAATGTGGTAATACATTAAGACGTAAATTATCAAAAAACATTCATGATATGTGTAAAACACTACAAAATACAGCTTATAATAATTTATTAGCAATTATAGATGAACAAGATGATGATGAGGAAGACGAAGAACAATTGAAAGAAAGTAGAAAGTTTTGTAAAAAGATTGCAAAAATAGCTTTAAAGTTAAAATCAACTGCTTGGAAAACGAACATTATGAAGGAAGCATCAGATATATTTTATGATAAAGATTTTATAAACAAAATTGATAAAAACCCCGACTTAATTTGTTTTGAAAATGGCATTGTTGATTTAGATAAAAAAGAATTCAGAGAAGGAAGACCTTCAGATTATGTTTCAAAATGCACAAAAATACCATTTATTGAATTTGATGAAACAAATAATGAACATATTAAAATTAAAAAAGAAATAGAAGAATTTATGGAACAACTATTTCCACATGATGAACTGCGTGAATATATGTGGCAACATCTAGCTGCATCTTTGAGTGGGCGAATTAAAAATCAAACATTCAATATTTATAATGGCGGAGGCCGTAATGGTAAGTCAGTTCTTGCAGAATTGATGGAGGCTGTATTAGGAAATTATTGTGGTCATGTTCCAATTACACTTGTAACAGGTGGTAGACCAACAATTGGTTCTCTTTCACCAGAAGTAGCAGCATTGAAAGGAGTGAGATATGCTATTATGCAAGAACCATCAAAAGGTATGGAATTAAATGAAGGTGTTATGAAACAACTTACTGGTGGTGATGATTTACAAGCAAGAGCATTATACCAAGATTCAATTACATTTAAACCACAATTCAGTTTAATTGTTTGCACTAATAATTTATTTAAAATTAACAGCACAGACCACGGAACTTGGAGAAGAATTAGAAAGGTAGATTTTGTTTCAACTTTTGTAGAAAATCCTTCCACAGATCAACGTGATTTTGAATTTAAGGTAGATAAAAATACTTCAAAAAAGGTGCCTAGATGGGCTCCTATGATGGCATCATTGCTTGTGAAAAAATATTTTGAAACAGATGGGAATGTTGTTGATTGCCCTATGGTAGTGCAAGCTAGTAAAGAATATCAACAAGAAACTGATTACTTTGGATTATTTATTTCAGAAAAGATTAGTAAAATGGAAGGACATTCATTTCATCGTTCTGCTGTCAAAAAAGAATTTGATGATTGGTTTATTGACTTATATTCAAGTAAACCACCATCTGGAACTGAATTATATAACTATTTGGATTCTAAACTTGGTAAAAGAAAGAGCGACAAAAAATGGCACGGGTTTGCATTGTCTAGTTATCTCGATCAATATGATTCTAACTTCAATCCTAATCAAATTATATAATTATTGATTTATTAATAAAAATATAATAGCATATTTATTTTTTCTCTCTGTAGTACAAATAATGATATATTTTTTGTATTCTTTACTTTGGGGCGTGGAGGAGAAAGTTTCTTTGTGTCCGAACAGTTTTTGCACCATGCCAAATGGTAAATTCCATAATTTTGTTATTACAAGAGGAGAGCCAGATGACGATTAATTATACTGGTAATGCTACTACATCTCTGCAGTAAGGTATTTCATCATCAGATGAATCAGGCAGAGGTGGAACTTCCGGTTCAAAAATATGAATAATTATAGGTTTTCTTTCATATATAGGTGTTCTTGCAGGTAATCTTAGTGATAAAAAACTTAAATAACTATCAGAAGGGGGACGACTTTTTAGAGAATGCCATACTTTAGAATGATTACAACTTGAACATAAATTATTGCAATTTGAAATATATTTATTACATAAACAATTACGAAATTCACAATGATATCTTTTTTTTTTCATTATAATAATTATTATAAAATAAGTATTATAATTATCTTTAATAACTTTTACGTCTTGTATTACGGCGTTTTCTTCTGCGTTTACGTGTCTTTTTAGTCTTATTTTTTTTTCTTCTAGTTTTTCTCTTTTTTCTTCTTTGCTTTCTGGTTCGTTTTCTACCTCCCACAAATTTTCTTATTTCTTCCTCTGGATTTTCAGCATTTGCTGTTACCAATAATCTAGGAGGTTCCCATCTTCCTCTTATTCCTTTACGTGGATTAGAATATATTATTTTTCCAGGTTGACTATTAGAATATCTAGATTTCCAACCGTGTGTTATCATTTCTTCTGAGAGTCCAGGATTTTGTACACCACCACCTCCGCCTCCACCACCCCCACCTCCACCATCAGCAGTCGGAACAGCTGGACCACCCAAAGTTACTTGAGAAGCAGTAGGTGCAAAATATTCTGGTTTTTCACCAAATCTACGATGTTCTGGATTTGTTTCTGGTCTAAGATTTTTATAAAATTCATAAAAATGTTTTCTTTGTGTTTTATTCCAATTTTCCGGACTAGCTGGGTATACATCTACACTTTCCCTATTACTTTGATCTTTATAATTTCCTGTTTTTGATGCAACCCTAAGAAATGGCGCTGATTTACCAGGTTTAATTTTTTTTGGATTAGTGGTTTGGAAAGCATCATCATCTTTACTAGGAGGGGGTGGATATCTTGCCTTATTTGAAAAGGAAGTAGTTTTTGGATCAAGTTTAGGTCCTTTGAAACCTTCAATAAATTCAGGTTCTTCTATGGCAGGAACAACAACAGCAGTTGGAACTGGAGGTAAAGCGGCTTTTGATTCACCACCCCCTCCTCCTCCGCCACCATCAGCCGCGGGAGCAGCAACAGCAGGAGCAGCAACAGCAGGAGCAGCAACAGCAGGAGCAGCAACAGCAGGAGCTTCTTGCCTATCTGGAGAATATTTTGGTTCGCTAGCTACAAATCTCCTCATTAATTCAGCATGACTACTTGGAGGATCTTTTGGTTTTATAGCCATTAATTTTTCCTCTTGATATCTCTTATATAATCCAATAAATCCTTTTATTTTCGCCGCCTTTCCACGATATCTTGATTGAAGTACTGCTAATACATTTTTTCTATTTTGATGAAAAGCATAAAATTCCGGAATTGTAACAAATTTAAATGGTCCTGGTTCAGACATTGCTTTTCTATAAAAACCCTGCCTATAGGATTCTAAGCGACCAGACATAATGCGTCCTGCAGCTCTAATTCCATCTTTGGAGTTTCCACCTTTATATTTTTTAACATGAAATGATATGACTTCTTCAGGTGTCAAATCAGAAGGTTCCATAGCTAAAATTTTTTCAACATCATTATCTAAAAAATGTTTTACTTTTCGTCTATCTGCTTCAGTAGCAACAATCCAAGGTGTTTCAGCAACAGCAATTTGTCTCATCCAAGTATCTCTACGGTTATCACTTTTACAGGTTTTACAATGCCAAAACCCTTTCATTTCGGAAAATTCCATAGCATCGCTAGAAACACCACATTTTCTACAAGTAGGGACAATTTGATATGGTTGTCTTGGATGGTCTTCGTCATTAAAATCAAATCTTACAATATTTCCACTTTTACTTTCACCACCTCCTGCCCCTCCGGCAGCACCAGCAGCATCACCTTGTTCCCTAGTTTCTCTCCAAAACTTAGGTATTTTTACATCAGAAGGAAGCATTGAGAAGTCGCCTAATAAAAATAATAAATCACGTTTTTGTTTTCTAATTCTCTTTTTCATTTGTTCTAATTCTTTTTTTTCTTTATATTTGGTAGTATCACCCTTTTTCTTAAAATTTTTATCTTTTAATTGATTATCAAAATTATAAGTTTCAAACCCAACTTCATACATTTTCTTTTTTAAAACAGCAATAGAGAGTTCTAAATATTCTTTTTTCCTAAGAAGTATAATAAATTCTTTTCCTTTTGGTACGCTATGTAAATTAGTTAGCATTGTCCTTGTATCCCTTAACACTTCTCTACCGGAAATTGTATCATGAATATAAATATGTCTTGGTTCATATCCATTAATATCTGGAAGCGCAGCCATAAATGCATCAATATCAGAAATTTCCTCTCTTCCTAACAGCTGGAAAAATTCTAAGCATACCATAAGATCTTGAATTTGCATAGCAATATCAACACTCTCTTGAATAATTTTTCCAGCTCTTTTTATAGAACTGTTGTTCATAAGTCGTTTTAAACGGTCCATTCTAGATATATTAGTATCTGGATGCACATATCCAGTTTTATTTGCAATTGCTATAAATTCATCATTAGCACCACCATCTAATAAAGTTTCAATCCTTTTCAGCATAACTTGTGACCAAACAATAAAATTTTTTAATTCTTCTTTTTGATCATCATTATATGGTCCATCACTGATGACATCGCCATCATTTCCAACTATAACACCTTCAGGATTAAAAGCTTTAGAAAATTTTAATAAATTAGAATATGAAAATAGCCTTTTTCCTCTAATAGTATCACCATCAGCAGCTGTTCCAATAATTTCTACAATTTTACTCCAGAGTGATTTGACAGGTGGTGGTGCTGACATTTTCCCTGCATCTTTACTAGCCATTATATATAAATTATAAAGATATAATAAATTAATACCAATCATAATTAATACATTTAACAGGAATTCCATAAAATTTAAATGTATAATCATCAAATATTCCAAACATCAAGCCTCCATATTCAATAGTTTTTAATCCATTTCCACTATTAACAATTGTTAAAACTTTTTTATTATCCCAAATTTTATCTGGAGCATTTTTATAATATTCTTTACAATCAGAGAGAAATTGTAAATTAATTCCAATATGTTTTTTATTATTCATTTTTATATTTATCAATAAATAAATATAAAATTATTCAACAAGGTTCTTATATCGTTTAGGATCATCAACATCACTCTCCTGATATCCAGTATATTCATATGGTTGGAATGAATTTGCAAATTGTCTAAATAAAAAAGGAGCGAAAAACAAAAATAATAATGAAGAAATAGGGAAAATCTTATCTCTCATGGTAGGATATTTACCCGTAAATAATTTGAATGAGAGTGACAAAGCAGATAATATTAATATAGGCCAATAAACTTTTTCAAGTATATTGATGAATGGTTTAATATATTCTTCATCAGCTTCGTAAAAAGTAGCAAGTCTTTTATTAACACTATTTGTATTAATTATTTTATCATATTTACTTTGTAAATTATTGTGTTCATTTTCATAAAAATCAATCATTTCGTTCATTTGTAATAAATATGATTTTTGATTATTCACAGCATTTGATTTTAACATTAGATTATTCATTATTTCATCAAATGTTTTTTCTAAATTATCAATAAACTTATTTGCCATATCTTCAACTTTTTTCTTTAAAGTACCAGTTCCATCTTTAATTTGTATTTTTTCTCTTTCAGCATTCCACATTTCCATTTCTCCAGTTTGTAAACCAAGTTCAGCTTTTCTAAACTTAATATCAAGTTCTAAAAGTTTTTTATTAATATAACAGTCAGAATTTTGTCCACAACTATTTTTTTGATAGTGTTTATATTTTCTTAAAAGATTTTTATAATCTTGTGATGTAAAAGAATCGCCCATAGTTATATATTAAACAGAAATAAATTACTGACAAGTTCCCTTAACAACAGGAGGTCCAGCATCATATCCACTACAAGTGGATAAAAATGGGGGGCACATATCTCTTGGTGGGTTAATACCCCAACGCGCAGGGTCATTATCTCGTTTACAATCTAATACAGGTCTTCCGTTAGAGTCCCAAAACTTAAAAAAGGCATCATCTTTAAATGCAGCGTATGGGTCAGCCTCGTCGTCTTCATTATAATCAACACCAAGTATATCTAAAACATTTTTACCTTCCCCATCCCCTTTACAGGATGAAAAAACATTAGACCTTAATAATTTATTTATAGCTTTTTTGTTGTGTTCCCATTTAGTTTCTCCTCCAGGAATACCATTTTCATCAACTTGGTTTCCACCGAAATCATAACGATTCCACCATCTAATATCTCTAGAATAATTATCAAGTAACCCACGTAGAGTAAGATAGATACAAACTAATATACTTAAAATAATAACTATATTTCCAGCAGTTTGCCAATCTTTTCTTTTTAAGACAACGCCAACTAATATTCCTAAAGAACAAAAACTAACATTTCTAAATATATCTCTATGAGCAGCATATCTTGATCTTTCATAATTACCAATCTCAACCATTCTCATTTTATTATCGTGTCCTTCTTCAATATCATTGATTTGAGATTTAATTTCGTTTAATCTATCTTCGACAACTTGAACAAGAGTAATCTGATCAGATAAAGCTTGTCTATTAGAACTTAACCCACATTCAGCAGAGGCATAACGTGTTTTAAGTTGCTGAAAAAGAGCTTGTCTTTTAGTTGTTAATTGTTTTATAACTTCTTTTAAAGAATTTTGAGCAGCTTTAATTTCATCCATAGATTCTTGTGTTTCAGGAGCAGCGTTAGCTAAATTTCTAAGTTTTTGGAAAACATCATATTCTGATTCCTGTAAATCGTGTAACTGTTGTATAATATCATCAAATTGACTAGTCCAAGCAGCGGAACATTTATCACTAGGCATTATATATAATATCTAGTCATAAAAAAATTAATTTCTAGCCATTACAGAAACAGCAACCATTCCAGAAATAGCTAAAGATAACCATAAATAGTAATATGCGTGTGTGCTATTATTTTTTAACTCTTCATCTTCAATTGCAGCATTAAAAGTAACATTATTACCCTTCTCTTTGCTTAATTTATAATAATTTTTATTATATTCATTCAAATCATCATTAAGATCTTTATTAAGCTTTTTCATTTTTTCTGCAATATCTTTTCTACCTTCATATCCTGAATTAATTTTTTCATCTATATTAAGTGATAATTGCTTAATATCATCTCTTGCTTTTTCGAGTTCAGCATATTCTTTTCTGGCATCATTAATTTTATCATCACTAAAAAATTTATTTGTATTTTTGCAAGTAATTACCATAGAACTACCATATAATGGACCAGAAGTGCATTTTTTTAATATAGATTCATCAATATATAAATCAGCACCTTTTTCATAAACAATAGTAGCTCCATCAGGAACATATCCATCTTTATTTACTGTATAATAAAATGCAGTTGAAATTACAGCTGGATAATATACGTATCCCCAGGTTTGATCAGATGCTTTATTTTTTGCATCATCTCTACTAAAAACATCTAAAATATAATCTTGCCATTTAGGAACATTTTTACCTGCTGAATTTTTTTTATATGGAAATGGTCCTGCTCCATTTTTTAATACTATTTTTCTATCGTTGAGTCTTTTAAAAGTAACCATTATATATAATTTGTTAATAAAATAAATTATATATTTAATTGTTTTTATACAAATAATAAGCACTTGCAAATGCACCTAAACCTCCTAATATTTTAAGATGTGAATAATCTTTTTCAGGTTGAATATTACTAAAAAATTCAATATAACTTTGGTCTGGAGGGCATACACCATCAGATTTAGGTTTTTTAAATCCAGATTTACTAAATTTAGGACCAGGACTATCTTCAGGTGGTCCATCTAAATTTTCTAAATTATTATCATCGCCACCTCCATATCCAGAATAATACATGTTAACTCCTTTTTGACCACCACAAGGCTGTGAACCATATTTACATTTTTTTGTGCAATCTCCACTCATTCCATTTTTCCAATAATTATTACCACAATAACATAAATTACCTTTTCCAACCCCAGCATATCTCGTTTTCATTTTTCTACATTTTTTAGCACATTCACCAACACTATCTGTTTTACCAACATAGTTGTCTAATGACCCATTGGTTCCACAATATCCACTACTTGGAATATTCTTTTTACTATTATATTCTCTTTTACCATCAGGTGTACTAAACCACCATCCCCACCACCATCTAGGTAATCTACTTTTAAGTTCGGATTTATTACTAGATTCAGGTTTTGGTATAGAAGTTCCATCTTTTACCCAAATATTTTTAACATTCTTTGAACTTCCGCTTGAATGATATTCATTATTTCCTTCAAATAAGAAATGAAATTGATTAGGCCTTGATTCAAAATAACCAATGCAATCACTTGACCTATTACAAGCACTTTCTGCACCAGCCCTTCCTCTACCTTGATAAGGAGAATATCTTGTTCCATATCCCCAATTACCCCAGACAACACCAAGTCCAGCAAGCCAATCATTTCCCCACCAATCAGGCCATTGACTAATTCCTCTCCATCTAGGCCACCAATGCCATTTACCTAATGCAAAATCAGCCTTATTATATTTTGGATTTATTAAATTTAATAATAGCGTGTATGGAAATTCTGGTTTTTCATATGCACATTTATCTAATGATACTAAAGTTTTTGCAGGTTCTGATTCATCAAAGTCATATCTTCTATAAGCATTTTTTACTACTCTACAATTACCACTATCATTTTTTTCACACCAGCATCTACCTCTAGATCTTCCATAAGGATAAACAACGAAACCTTTAGAATCTCTTGAATCATTTTTACAAGCTTCGGCACAATTTTTTACTTTTTGAGACCAACTACCTCTATTATCATATTTACTCCTGTATTTAATCCATTCATTTCTTCCGTTTGGTGCGCACTCACCTGTTCTAACATATTTCCAATTTAAAGGTGGTTCTACTCTTTGCTCAGAAAAACAAACATCACAATTATCTTTGTCACACATATCTAATAGATTACCAATTTGACCCCAAAGTGGATGTTCTCTATCGAAAAAAACTTTATCACCACCATCAATGCAATAATCCGTGTATCTACTAGATACACGACCAGTAAGTCCATACTTTTCAAGACCACCTTTTCTTAGTGGGTCTTCAATATATTTTCCAGATTTACAATCTCTATTTCTATCAGCATCACCCTCTCCTACTTCTCCTTTTCCTTGTCTCATTTTTGTAGGATTCCATCCACCAGGTAAATTTTTAACTGGTGTTAATCCAGCACCTTTTTCCAATCCTCCAGCATTTACTAATCTATCTTTAATTTCCTTCCAACTTGGTTTAGGAATACCATTATTAGGATCTTCTAATAATGCATATCTAGAAGTTCCCTTTTTATGTAAAACTCCATAACATCTTATACCATAAATATTTAATATTTGCAATACTTTATCAATTTTTAAAGATTTGCAAAATTTAATTGGTGCTAGTGTAGTATGGAATCCATCAATTGAATTCCAAATATTTCCTGTTCTGAAAAAAAATATATAATTTTTATCAGGCATTAATCTATTAATTTTATCTCCACAAAATGTTTTTTTTACACCTTTACCATCTAAAATCTCTTTAAATGAATTTGCTGTTTCTCCTTCAACAGAACATTTACCTTTACAGTCTCCGCCAGTTTTTAAATTACCACATTTAAAGCTAAAACATTCTTTACTAGAAGCACATTGTTCACCGATTACCTTTGTAGGCGGTGGTGCTTCAGCATGTTCTCTCAATGTATCACATTTTGGTATTTCGTGTTCTCCATTATCATTTTTATATGTTCCATTATATTGTTCCATCATATCTATTTCGCCAGTATAAACACCACACCCTGCTAAACAAGAACGTTTTTGAACACGCCATTCTTTTTTTGAAAGTTTTTGCTTCTCAGTAGAATTTTGGCATCTCTTTACACATTCCCTTGTTTCTAATAATAAATCCTGGTTTCGTTCCATAAATGTATTATGTTTAGTTGCTAAATCATATTTTTTTTTTGATAATAAATTCTCATCTAATGTCATCTCATCTTGTTCAACTTCATTTAAATTATGAACAGGACCATCATTAAAAGGCTCTATAATATTTTTATTAACTCTATTTAGTTCTTTTTTTTTTTGGGTATTATATTTTTTTCCTTGAAAATTTATAAAGTTTTCTTTACTCATTCTTATTTATAATATACATATAAAAAAGAATTAATTTTTCAACAATTGATGAACAACAATGCTTGTCATTGTTACAGATGCAAACATCCAAGTAAAATATCTTATATAAACTGAATTTAAATCTAATTCATTATCTTCTATTTCGCCATCCAATGATGCAGATTTGCCTTGCATATCATTTAATTGAATATTCATCATATCTAATCTCATTAATTTTTCTTCTAAAGTTGGTGATGTATTATTCATTTTAGTAGAATCTAATTGATTATTGTTTGTTTCCAAATTAGCAATATGATCTCTAAATTGTTGTATACTAGGATTATTTAATGCACAAGTCTGAATCATACTATTTCTTAAATCCTCTGCTGTATTATAATCTGGTCTACCCTTAGCTAATTCCTCATTATATAATTTTACAGCTGCTGCGCAATCGGATAAAACTTTATTATAATTGCTTTCACCATCTATTTGAGTAGTAATATTATTCATTTCATTATCATTTAGTTCTTGCAAAATTTCATTTTGTTGTCTCGTTTCCATACCTTCAAAAATACTTTTATCTTTATTTATAACAAAATTTTGCATAAAATTAAACTGTTTTCCCTGTTTTAAACTATCTATATATTGTCCATCATTTTTAAGTGCATCTTTTATTATTTCAAACATTTATATACAATATTATAAGAAAATGTATTTATTAAAAACTCTAATTATAAAAATTTTTTATTAGAAATGATGAACTAAAAATAATTCCACAAAACAAAAAAGTACTATAAATATAATCGTGTAAAATTTCTTTTGATAAATCATTTTGTAATGGTCCTGAGGCTTTTTCTACATCATTTTCACCTTTATATAATGTTTCAATTATTTTTAGTTTATTTTTTATAGTTTTTAATACTTTTTTTCTATCATCTAATGTTTTTTGATTTTTATTAAAAATTTCTTCTAAATTAACTTTTATTTTTTGCATATAATTATTTACATTTATATTTAATTTATTTGATGTTTTTTTGAATTCAGTATCATTTGATGTGGGACTTAATTTCCAATTAATATAAGCTTTTTTATGATCATTTAAAATTGTTTTAAAGTTTTCGCTACAACATCCTAAACTATCTCCTGTTTTGCCTATTGAAATACAATTTTTCATTCTCTTTATATATACTATACACAAATTCTCCAAGCTTTCGATGTAATAGATGTTGGCGATGGTCTAGTTATTTCACATACTTCGGATGGTCTTAAGCCAATCGCTAATGCTACTGGATCAAATCTAGAAATTGTAGGGAATTCATAATCGGATTTCATATTATATTTTTTCATAACTTCTTGTTTTTCAGTATCCTTTAGAATATTAAATTCAGGTTGTAATTTATTTTCTAAAACATTATAGCAGTAATTATCAATATTAAATATATTAATAAATTTTTTATCTCTATTATAAAACTCGGTTAGTAGTTTTTTATGTGTATCATTTACTCTATCTTTACTTACTATAACTAAATCATCTTCATCTTTTAAAATTTCATCCATCTCATATAAATCATCAATTATTTCATATAATACTTTTTCTCCAAGTTTTCTTCCAAGATTATATTTAACATAAACTTTGTGCTTTGATTCTGGGTGTGTTAACAAAATATCCATTTGTTTATTATTATACATACTTTGTATGTTATTAATATTGAAACCAGTATGGTCATCAACATTAAATCCTCTATAAGCTAACACATCTAAAATAATTTTTCTAGATTTATATAATTTGGGAATTAATGGATTATATGCAGCACTCATTTTATAATTATTATTAATATATTTTTATTATATTTCAATTTATTATTTAATCAGTTTTTACACTAATCTTCTTTTTTATTCCATCATTTTCATTATTATTTTCATTATTTTTTTTATCATCTTTAACCAAAAGAGCATCTAATCCTGATGTAATTTCATTATCAATAATTTTTCTTTCAACTTTTCCTCTCCCACCTCTTTCATAATCTATATCTTCATCATCATCCTCAATATTCTTTTTAAATGATACTGGTTTATATGTCATATCTTTATCAAATGATTCCGCTGATATTTCAGGTTCCTTAGTTGTTTTTTGCTCCACATTATAACTTCTAAATCCTTGTGGATTTTCTGGTAATTCTTGAACTTCTAAATTAATTGATTTTTCTGTCTCAGTTGGTGTATTAAGGGAATAATTAGGAGAAGGTGGTTTATTTTCTAGAAATTGTTTTATTAATAACAAGTCAGGTTGTTTTGTTTCTTCATTAAATGTCGGCGGGTCTGTGTTTTCTTCATAAACATATAAAAATATTTTTTCAGCTTTTATAATAACCAATTCTCCTGTTAAATTAATTGTTACAGTTATTTCCCAATCTTTAACTTCACCATTCTTTTCAATATCAATAATTTTAGCCTGTTCTGGATTACTTGTTGGGAATGTATCTTGTCTATTAATATATACCTCTTTTCCATTTTGTAAAATTATATCAGGCAATTCTGAAGCAAAAATCATTGGCGCATAGGTTTGTTTTGGTATGTAAGTATCAATCCCTTCAGTTTGTGTGAATGCGGATGGTGCCATTTCAGGGAATATATCATCTTCTCTTTCTTGTTGAGTAGGAGTAATAATATTAGCATTAGGTAATTCTTCATTTTTATTTTGATTTCTTAATTTATCCATAGTGGCGCCAATAACTTCTTTAAAATTCTTTAATCCAGTCAATAGTTCAATATTATTACTAGATTTAAGACTTGCCATTTGATCAATATTATCTTCAGTAATTATTCTCATTTGTATATTCATTGCTTGTAATTCGTGATAAAGTAATTTAAAACTATAAGGGACTTCAATTATACTGAAATCTCTACCAAATTTTGTTATAGGAACTATATTCATTTCGTTATCCATATTTCTAGAAAATTTAACAGGACCATCTGCAAATAAACTTACAAACAAATTTTGTGATTCATTACATACAGCAATAGTTCCTGTTTTATTACAAATAGCAACTTTAAATTTATCACCCCTTTCCATCATTGAATCTTTAATAAAATTGGTTATACCATGTGCAATAACAGCATCTCTATCCATTTCACCAATTCGAAGTCCACCACCATTAGCTCTACCACCTACAGTTTGTCTTGTTAATGCAGTTCTAGGACCTCTGGCCCTAGCATTAACTTTATCCTTAACCATATGCTTTAGTCTTAAATAATATGTAGGACCAAAATATATTTCTGTCTCTAATTGTTCACCAGTCATACCATTATATAAAATTTCATTACCTGTTGAAGAATAACCAGCTTTAGTTAACATTTCGCCAAATATTTTATCTTTTGTTCCTTTATTCGTAAATGGTGTGCAATCTCCATATGAACCATACAAACAGCATACTTTTCCAAATAATGCTTCTACTAAATGACCAATTGTCATTCTACTAGGAAATGCATGTGGATTTACAATAATATCAGGTCTTACACCTTCAGCATTAAATGGCATATCAATTTCAGGTAAAACAATGCCAATTGTTCCCTTTTGTCCCGCTCTAGAACAAAATTTATCGCCAATCATAGGTATTCTATCATGTCTAATTCTTACTTTACAAATTCTTTTACCATTTTCATTTTCAACCATAAATGATTTATCAACAAAACCTAATTGTCCTTTTTTAGGATTAGTAGATTCATCAATATATTTACCAGGTTCCGTCAAACTATTAGAGGCTTTGCCAATTATAATTGTTTTTTCTGTTACAGGAACATTCTCTCTAATTAAACCAGAATTAGGATCTAAATTACTATAATCATATCCTTCTTTTAAACCTACAACATCAGAACTATTAACATCCATAAATTGACTCCTTACTTCTTTATTTCCATTCGTTTTAACATCTTCTTCTGATTCATATACTGTTAAGTATGTTGTTCTAAAAATACCTCTATCTAAAGAAGCGCGATTAAAAATAACAGCATCCTCAACATTATAACCAGAATAACAGGCAATTGCAACAATAGCATTTACACCATATGGGTGTTCTTCATGTGTAATATAATCAAGATATCTTGATTTTATAAGTGGCGTTTGTCCATAATTTAAAACCAACGCAGTTTTATCCATTCTATTCTGAAAATTAGTGCTATATAATGATACTGCCTGTTTACTTTGTCCACAGGAGAATAAACCTCTAGGATATTGGTTATTCTCAGTAAATATAACTTGATTTGCCATAATACTTAATATAACTGAAGGGTGAATCTCAGTATGTGTTATTCTATTTTTTGCATAGTTTTCTTTCATCTCATTAGATTTTGGTAACATCAAACCATCCATTTCATTAGTATCAATATAATCAATTATAGATGCATTATTATTTAAAAATGTTTCAATATCATCTGGATTATTAATATCATTGGGGTATAATTCTTTAAATTCAAAAACAGATTCATTGGAATCAAAAATATTAATTTTTTTATCAGCAAATCCATATATACAATCTTTCCATTTTAACTCTTTTTTTTGTATTTTTTGCATAATATCTTTTCTTTCATAACTAATGTTATTTCCATTAAGATATAATAAAGGATGACATATTCTACCACTATCAGTAAAAATTTGAACTTCATTTCTGTAAATATCCCAAGCTATGCTAGTAAATATATTTATTAGTCCATTTCTTCTACTTAATTTCAAATATTCAACACATCTATCAGTATTATCAGTACATCCAATCCAAGAACCATTAACAAATATTTTAGTTGTATTAGAAAGATAATCTAATGTGCATTCTTCTAATAATTTAATACCAATAGCTCTACGTAAATATTTAATAAATGGATAACCAGATGTTCCGCTTGTAACACTAGCCATTAATGCCATATGTTTATGCATTCCAATATTACCACCATCAGGTGTATGTATGGGACAAAAATTACCCCATTGTGTGCTATTTAATAATCTAGGTCCAACAAGTTTTGCTCCAGCATCACCTAATGGTACATTTGATTTACGCAATTGAGCCAAAAATGACCAATAAGATAATCTAGATAAATCCTGAACAACTCCTACTCTTTTTGTATGACTTTGAGAACCCCAATTTCCTTTAAAGGCTTTTTTAAATCCTTCTTCTACAATACGATTTTTAAATATATCAGCCACATTATCACTAATCAAAGTTGTAAATTTTAAAAATTTATATGTATCAGGATTTTTTTTAGTTTGATAAAAATATTCTTTATCCATCATAAGATGAATGTTTCTTTGCTGTAATTCATAATATTCACGAAATAATTGGTATAATAAAATTCCAGATACTTCTAATCTTTTATATTTATAACTATCTCTATTTGTTGGTTTTTCATTTCCGTTTGCAACTAATAATAACCTTTTTACTACATACCCAATATATAATGCTTTTTGTTTAAAATTTAGTTCACCAATATGAGGTAATAGATATACCATTAAAATTTGCATAACGTGTGATATAGATTTACCTTTTACAAAAGTAGCAATATATTTAAGCGCCGCATTTTGAGTAAAAATTAATCCAGCATCATGAACAGAAGGTCTAAAATATTCTAATAAATGTTTATTCTTTTTTAAATCTAAAAGACAGTAAGAAATAATTTCTTTATCTGAAACAACACCTAATGCTCTCATTAATATAAATAATGGTATTGGTGCTCTAACATTTGGTATAGCAACAACTATATTACCATTATATTTAGATGGTTGTTCAGCTACCATTCTTAAAGCAAAAGTTCTTATGGGTTTTGATGCATCTTCGCTCGCAGACCTTATCTTTGCTGAATAACTATATTTTTCATTTTCATTTTCTTGAATATATAAAACATTATCAGCAAATTTTTCTTGTGCATGAATAACTTTTTCTTTTCCATCTATAATAAAATATCCACCATAATCGTTTCTGCATTCTCCCATATTATATCTAACCTCATTGGATAAGTTATTTAAAACACATAAATCAGATTGTAACATTATAGGAAACCTACCAAAATAAATTTTTGGTAGAGTTATTACTTCTTCATAAACCTTATGCGTTCCAACAATTTTTTCATCTGGTAAGAAAATTTTGAATTTTACATCTACATCCATATGTAATGTAAATGCATATGTCATATTTCTTAATCTAGCTTCATTGGGATACATAACGTGATCACCTCTATTATCATCAGAAATGATTGGTTTACCAAAATATATTTTATTACCATTAAATCCTCCCATAAATAATTCTGCACGATATTTATAATCAATTCTTGAATTTTTTTTTATCATATCATCGCCATCTTTAGAACCAGCTGAGTCCCATAATTTTTCTATAACTTCATTTGAACGGTTGCTAAGTTTATTTTTAAGTTCTTCTAGCGTTACAGGTATTTTTAATCCATCTTCATTTTTAATTTCTTCAAAATATTTCATTTTATCAAATGTTGTAATTTCATCTTGTTCTTTTATTAAAACAATAGGGTTTTTTTCATTTAGTAATTGCTGTAGTTTATTATTAAAAAAATCATTATATGATTTTAGCTGATGGTTTACTAAAACGTTTGGGTCGCTTTTAAAAAAACTATCTATTAATATCCAAGAAATGTTTTCATCCATATTCTAATATATTTATTGTATATAATTTTTAACTTTTTATGTTCTAAATTATACTAATTTTAAATTCATTAATAAAAACATTCCCATTAAAACAAATAATAATAGATATGGTAACAATACTAAAAACCAAGAGATATTACCATAACCCCTTTTACATAACTTTTGTAATATAAATGTCCAAGTTAATACATAAATTAACTTAAATGCAAAGTACATTAAATTTGAATGTTGTAAATGAACACTATATGTTCCTATAGTATATGTATTATTTGATGTAAAATTTTGTGCAAATATCCCTAACAAAGTAACTAATGAAATACCAAGATAAATTTGGGCTGGTGTGCATAGACTATCAAATACTTTTGTAAAATTCATTATATTATTAATAGAAAAAAATATAATTATTTATTTAATCTATATTCTGCTGCAGCTGCTTCTGCGCCTTCATGTATTCCTCCAATATCAGGAAATTTTGGCTTAATACCTTTTCTAGATACAAACTGATCTTCAGATGCTAAAGGACTTTTTATAAGTCTATCTCCATTTAACTTATTAAAAAAGTTTTTTCCTCCAACAACAGTTGAATCATACATATCCTTTAAATCAGTATATCCAGGTATTATATCTAAAGCTCCTCCACCTTTTTGGAGAACCTTTACATTATTACCAGGAACAGGAGGATCCATAACTTTGGTATTATGAGGTTTTAACTCGCTTAAATTTAATTTATTTTTTGATACATAACCAACGCCGCCTCCACGCATTCTTTTCTTTCTTCTTCTTGTTTTTCTACGTTTTCTGCTTTTTCTAACCTTTATGCGTCTTCTAGTTCTTCTATTTTTTCTACTCTTACTTCGTTTTCTACTTCTTCTACGTCTTTTACTTTTTCTGCGTTTTTTGCCTCCTTTTTTGACTTGTTCCATTAAACGTTTATAAGCTGGATGATTTTTTAAATAACCTTTGCCCGACATTATATAAATTAATTAGAAAATTTATTATATATAATTTTTTATACGATATCAACATGTGTTAGAAAATGCCTTCTACAACACATTTTATTTAATCCTAAAGAATCTAATACTTGTCCTTCAGCAGTTTTATTCATATTTGATGAAGTTAAATATGAAATTTTTTCTAAATCTTCACCAGATTCAATCTTTTTTTTACGCACTTCTTTTAGATAATAAAGGTATTTGTTACCTATTACTTTACCGCAGCTAAAACATTTTACAGGAATAATCATCTTTTTTATATTATATAAGTATACATTTATTAAATCAATTTTTTCAAAATATATTTGTTAATTTTTCTATAACTGCTATTTTTTGTACCTTATAATTGGGTTTTAAATATTTTACCTCATAAACTGTATTAAAAATCATAAATGATAAAAAAAGAAAGAAAATACCTAAAATAGATGCCCAATATTTTTCAATAAAATCTAATATCATTATTAATCCATCATTATTTTTAGTCATTATATATTATCTTATTATAAATATTCTTGTAGAATAACACCATTAGTGGTTTTTTTTCTTATGTGTTTAGTCTTATCTTTTGTTAATTTTAGATGACAAGACTTACAAATATTACAATTATTTGATTTACGATTTTTATGTCCTAAATTATCTATATATCCATTACTATCAGCCAATTCCTGACCTAATAAATGGTGTATATCTTCACCAGGTTTTTTCTTACATATTTCACACATTCCTTTAATTTTTTTACTATTATATCTACTTGTTTTCTTAGTCAATATATTTTCTTCTAATGGATTCATTTTTTTCCTAAATTGCTGTGCTAACTTCAAAAAATCATCTGGCATATTTAATGATTTGCATACCTCTAAACCATACATACTATTACCTGCTCCATCTTTTAATTTTCTATCATATACTAATGCATCTAATATACTATCATAATGAACTGTCATATGATTCATAACAACATTATCTAATTCTGTTATTTCATCAAACTTATTTAATTGATGTAAATGTGTTGCAAATATAAAACTGGATTTTTTCTTTGATAAAATAATTACACCACTTGCAAAAATGCTAACAGCAGATGATGTTTCTGTGCCACTACATACTTCATCTCCTATAATTAAACTATTTTCATCACTTTGTTTTAAAATAGTAGTAAATTCACTCATTTCAACTACAAATGTACTTTGTCCCTTAAATATATTATCGTTACCTAAAATACGTGTAAAAATACTTTTGTATGGTTTATAAATAAATTCAGAACAAGGAACAAACATGCCAGCTTGTGCCATTATTATACTAATTCCAATAGATTTTATCAAACTAGATTTTCCTACTGCATTCGTTCCATATAGTAACATACCATTATGATCTTTACTCAATGAAACATCATTTGGTATATAAGTAATATCCTGATTAATATGTTCTATTAAAACGTGTCTTAAACTTTTAGCATCTACAAATGCCACAGACTTATCAGTATTAATTTCTGGTTTACAATAATTAAATTCATTTGCTAAAAATGCCTTTGTAGTTATCATATCAATTTTGATAATATATTTTATGATAGACTCAAATTCATTATTAAATAATTCTAACTCATTTATAAAACTTTTATAAATTATAGATAGTCTTTCCTTTAATCTTATCTTATTGTTAATAATATCAAGATATATTTTATTTAGCTCTTGACTATCTAATCTTTTATTACTTCCTGTCGCCGAAGTATATTTTATTCCTATTAAATCAAATTCAACAATTTTATCACTATTATCATATGATGATTTATAATTCCATTTAGCCTTAAGTGTTAAATCTGTTCCCTTTTCTCCAGGTTTAATTTTAGAAATTTCCATTTTTAATATTTTAGATCGTCTATCAGTCAGCATTAAATATATACCACTTTTTTCGGTTTCGTGAATCTTAATAATATTTATATTTTTATTTTTTGTTTTTTTATCAGGTATTAATTTCTCTAAGTTTTTTCTTATACATTCAAATTTATCTAGACTATCAATCAAATCCATTTCTGCTTTATCTAATTCATCATAAATTCCACGTTTAAAAATATTTGTATCAAATCTTGTTGAATTAACAGTATAAACTTTTGATATATCTATTTTTTTTTCAATAAATGTATTTACTTTTTTGCAATTTTCATATAATGTTTTATCATCTATATAATGTTTTAATTTACTATCTTTTTTATCAGCATTGTATAATCTTTTAACAAGCTTAATATTATCATATATATTACCAATCTCGGCAGGTGATATTCTATTTAAAATTATTTTTCTATATATTCTTTCTAAATCGATAATTTCTCTTAATTTATCACGAACATTTTTATAATTATCAAGTTTTAAAATATGTTCAATCATATCATATTCATTATTTAAGTACAATACATTGGTTGTAGGATTTAATAATTTTTGGGAAAAATTCCTTTTACCCATTGGTGTTTTTGCTCTATTTAAAAAATTTATAACACTGGAAATTCTACCTCTTATTTCTCCATTTGATATTATATTTAATTGTTTAAGAGAATGATTACCTAATATTAACCTATCACTAACATTATTAAAAATAGGTTCATTAATATTTTTGATTAAATTAGGGTTATGATCATTAATAAAATCTAATAAGAAGCAAAATGCTTGGGAAGCTATTGGATATTCGTGAAATTTTAATTGTGTAATAAAAGAATTATAATCAGGAATATTATAAAATTTTTCTAATATTTCTTGTTGATATGTTTGTTTTTCACAATTATTAGATTCTTTATAGTATGGCGAACTATCATCTATTGTTGAAATTTTATGTATTGTTCTACAATCAATTTGTGAGTAATTAATTATTTCATCAATATCATTCATAGATTGGTTTGAAACAAGTATTACTTCTTTAGGATTATAGCTTGAAAAAAACCTTTCTATTTCATCATATGTAGTAGGATTACGAAAATAAAGTTCACGAAATTCAAACATATAACTAATTCCAGTAAATATATCAATACAGGCCATTCCACATTGAATCATTTGATTTTTATTAATTATAGTTTTATCAAATTTTTCAACCCAAATAACCATTATATTATTTGTTATATCTTTGGTGCTGATTTCAAAATTAGTTCCAGGTGAATAAACAGCTAATTCGGAACGCTGATTTTTAATAAATTCATCTTGAACAAAAACAGGTACAGTATAACCTTCATTATTTAATTTTGTAACATATTTTTCTAGTCTTTCAATTGGACTAAAACCAGCCATATAAATTTGTCTACCTTTATATTTTCCTTGTTTTTTTGCTATTGTCATTTCGCATATATTAGAAAAATCAGTAATTTTTGAGTTTATAAAATTTCCATCTTTATTTTTATATGAATATACTTCGAAAAATGAACCACACTGCATAATAAAAATAGTTTTGGGTCCATATTTTTTGGTATATTTTTTATCATTTTCAAAATATATATCAAGCATAGTCATCTTATTAATATAATACTATATACAAAAAGTTTTATATTAGTTATAATATGTTTTTATGTAAAATACTTTTAAATAATGATTATATATATGAATGATCATAACTTATTATCAAGAAATTTTTTTAAAGAAAAATTAGATAGAATAAAGAGGTGGGTAGGCGATAATATACATTATAATTCAATATATAAAGGTAAAATTCCATTTACAAATATTGAAATATATACAGATGAGATTAAATATGAACCATATAAATGTTTTTGTTATCATTTTTCAGGTATAACATTAAATATAAAAAAGCATTTTAATGATGAAGAGATTTGTGGAATTTGTTTAAAAAAATGGGACTTAAGAAATAATGATGTAATAAAATTATCTTGTAATCATTATTTTCATAAAGAATGTGTTTTAGAATGGTTTTCAAATGATTGTTCAAATTCTTGTCCAATATGTAGATGTCCGCATGATTCTTGTTTTACTGCAGAAAGAGAATTAGCATTAAATACTCTTAATGGTGAATTTTATAAAGATATGGCAAAAAGTAATCAAATTATTAGTGTAAATAATAATAAGGATGCATTACTTGCTGTTGTTACGCACATTTTACCTTTTTCAGTAAATTCAATTAAAAGAATAAATATAAGTTCTTTATTTGCAAAAGAATTTACTATAACATCAGTAATTTCAGAGCATTTATTTAACAAATTAAAAACTATGTATAATGTTAGATCAGAAAGGGATGACCCAGCATTTTATTTAACTAGTGACAATGATGTTTATATGAGTGATAAATATATAAAATTACCAATTTCATTTCCATTTATATATTATAAAAATTCACTAACAACAAATAATTGTTTTATTTATAAATATGGAAAAACACCAAAAATTATTGTAAAATTTAAAATAATAAATTTCATACAAGAGGATTTATTATTATTATCTAATTATGATTTATCAAAAAATTGTATTTATCCTGTTGAAACGCATAAAGGATTTCAAAAAGATTCTAGTGGTAATGAAATGTTAGATAAACCAGTGCCTAATTATAATGTAAGAAAATATAGTTTGATGAAGGTTGAAAATTATGTAAAGGAAGAATATTTAATACCATATGCATATATTGTTAATTCAGAATTTGATATATTGTTGACAGGAGAAAAAAGTTCAAGACACGAGCATAATTTAATATATTTAAATGATGAAAATTGTATAACATAAATTTAGGTTTCTTTCATAAAATTATGAAGAAGTGTATTTACATTTTTATTATAAATTTCTCCAGACAAATTGGAATTTTCATATATTTTTCTAAGAACATTTTCTGGTGCACTAGTACCTATTTTTATTAAATTATGTTTTCTTAGATAATATTTAATGTCTGATAAGCAGCGTTTTTTTAAAATATCGTGTTCTCTTTTAATTTTTTTTCTAGTTTTTCCTGATTTAATTAAAACGCCAACGGTTCTTGTTTTCTTATTTTTACCTAAGTAATATTTTTTAATGGTTTTATTTCTATTGATTAATTTTTTTTTAGGTTTTTTTTGGTTAAAATTAAACTTATCTTTTAATTTTTCTAGTTTCATTTTCCTATCTAATACTGGATTAGTAATTTCGAGATTTTCATTTGATTCATTAGTTACTGGTTTATCGATATTATTATTAGATTTATCAAAATTTTCAGGTTCAGTAAAAATTTTAATTTTTGGTTCATCAAATGTTGCTCTATTTCTTTTTAGAGTTTTTTTATATTGACTATATGTTGGTTTATTTCCATTTTTTAAACACCCATATGGTGGGTCGTGTGATTGCTGGATTTGTATATTATTAGATATAATAGGTTGTTCTATATGTTGTTGTGTAGATATTTGATGAGTTTTTTTTTTATTTTTTCGTCTTCGTTTTATTGTTTTTTTATTTTTTTTATCTTCAATCATTTTTTGAACGTATTTGAGTGAATCATCAAAATCTTCTTTTAATACTTCAGGTTGTTTTTCTTTTTCAACCTGATTTTCTTTAGATTTTTGATGTTCTTTGATTTTAGCTAATAATTTTTTTTTTATATTATTAGGTTTAAACGCTGGTTTAATTTTTGGTGTTTTTGCTTTTCGGCTTTTTTTCTTTTTATTTAAACTAAAAAAATCAGGATTAATTTGTATGGTTTTTCTAGCACTCATTAATTATTAAGTATAAGTTATTATTTTAATTTATACTTAAATATACATAAATTCTTTATAATTCATTTTTGCAGCATCTTTTCTATTTTTTACCTCATTATTATCAATAAACATTTTAAAGCCCTTATCTACATCACTTTTAGTTAACTTTGTTTTTTCACATTTCGGTTTACAGAATACACGTTTGCTATGTGCTATTTTAGTCTTAGAAAACAGGGTTTCCATATCTCTACCATAAAATTTAAAATAATCTATATTTTCTTCAAACCACGAGGTTTTAATTTCTTCAGCAAAAGACCAACTAATATCGTGAACTTTCTTCTCAAAAATTAATTTTAACTCCTTTCCTTTATAATCATCTGTTTTAAATCGCCAAGGAAAACGTGAATTTAAACCTTGATTATAGGCAAAAAAACATTTATCTAAATCTTCTTCATAACCTGCAATAATTACCATTAAATTTTCTTTATTGTCACTTAAAGCTTCGCACAATGTATCAATACATTCTTTTGCAAATGAATCTCTTTTTTCTGGATGCCCTAAAGCATATGCTTCATCAATAAATAAAACTCCACCCAAACATTCTTTTACTAAATCTTTTGTTTTTAGTGCAGTTTGTCCTAAATATCCTGCAATAAAATCTGCTCTTGTCGCTTTTCTAAATATATTATTTGTTAAGACGTCCAGTTTAGAAAAAATTTTACCAATAATTTTTGCTATTTCAGTTTTACCAGTTCCAGGAGGACCATATATAACTGTATGCATAAAATCACCATTTTTTGTATGTTCTGTTAAATGTAATTTTTGTATAAAATACAGTATTTGATCTACAATATTATCTTTTAAATTATTCATTCCAATCATATTATTAAGTTCATCCAACGGTTCTTTAATATTATGTATTGATTCCATATCAATACTATATTCTATGTCTGGTTTTAAAGGATAATCATCTATTAATTTTAATAGATCATCAAGTGAATCAATAGTGCATTCAATAGTAACTTTCTTTTTTTCTATTTTTTCTTCTTCTTTTTTTTCCTCCGGAACATTAAATAATGGATTTAAAAATGAGTTTTTACGTCTTGGTGGAATATAAACAGAATTTTTACTATTAAAAAATCTTTTTGGTGGTGGAGGCGGAGGTAAACGAGGTCTTTTAAAATGCCAAATTTTATTTTTGTCAATTAGAGGTGGTGGTGGTGGACCAATAGGTTTTTTATTTATGTTAAATGGATCATCTTTCAAATTATTATAATCAATATTTATATTTTCTAGTAATGTATCTAGTAGTCTTTTTCTTTTATGATTAGAATTATTTTTATCTATTGGAATTATATTTAAAGAAATTTTATTATTTTCAATATCATCTAATTTATTTCTTAAAACGGATAAAGCATCATAATCTAAATTATTATTTTCCTTTTTTATTTCATTTAAAATACGATTTAACTTCATATAAAAAGTATTTTTTTTATGTTTAATACTATTTTCTAAAGATATATCTGTTAAATCATCTACAATAAGAATTATATTTTTATTGCTACTACAATCTTGTAGAGTGTTAAAATTGTGATTTACTCTTAAATTAAAAGAAATATCCTCTAAAATTTTAATTCTTTTTATATTTTTATTTTCATTATTGGATGGATCTTTCATTAATATAAGAAACGAATTTATTTTTTAAAAACTATTTAAAGATAAATTGAATTATAATTAAACTATGTTTAATTCAAGTAAAATAAATATGGATTTATCCGAAGATGATATATGGTCTTTAATTGAATCTTATTTTACTGAACAACATTTGACTAGATGTGTCAGACACCAATTGGAATCTTATGATTATTTTACAAGTCATCAAATTAGAGAAACTATTAATATGTTTAATCCAGTAACTATTCATTCAGAACAGGACTATGACCCTGAACAAGATAAATATTTACTTGAAATAATTATATCTTTTAATAATTTTCATATTTATAGACCGCAAATACACGAAAATAATGGTGCAACAAAACTTATGTTTCCCCAAGAAGCTAGAAATAGAAATTTTACTTATTCGACAAGAATGACTATCGATATGAACATACAAATTATTAGAAATTTCGGTGAGGGTCTTAATCAACAAAGAACATTTTATAAAACACTTAAAAATATTCATATTGGTAAGCTGCCGATTATGTTGAAATCAAAAATTTGTGTTTTAAGTCAATTTAATCATCTTCATAATGATTTGACTGGAGAATGTAAATATGATGCAGGTGGATATTTTATTATAAATGGTAGTGAAAAAACTGTTATCGCACAAGAAAGAGCCGCTGAAAATAAAGTATATTGCTTTAATATTAAAAAAAATAATAATAAATGGTCTTGGTTAGCAGAGATTAAATCTATACCTTGTGATAAATGCATATCTCCAAAACAAATTAATCTTACAATAGCTTCTAGAAACTCTGGTTTTGGACATCCTATGTATATTCAAATTCCTAGAATTAAACAACATATTCCTATCTTTATTGTATTTCGTGCATTAGGCATAATTTCAGATAAGGAAATTTGTGAGATAATATTATTGAATATTGATAATAATGAAAATAAAAATCTACTTTATAGATTGAAAGCTTCAATTATAGAAGCAAATAAATACACCGAAAAAAATATTTGTATGGAATATATTAATAATTTCGCTATGTATACTCCAATTAATATGGATAAAGAAAAGGGTGCAAGAAAAAAAATGGAATTTACAACTAATGTTATTGAAAATGATTTGTTCCCACACTGTAAAACTAAACAACAAAAAATATATTTCCTAGGTTATATGGTTTGTCAACTAATTAAAACTAGTATAGGTTTAAGACCCGCGGATGATAGGGATTCATATTCTAATAAAAGAATTGACCTTACTGGTTCTCTTCTTAATAATTTATTCAGAAATTATTTCAATAAATTAGTAAAAGATATGAATAAGCAAATTGTTAGAGAAATTAATAATGGTTCTTGGAAGTCAAAAGAAGATTATATGAATATAATTAATAATACAAATATTTATAAAATTGTAAAATCTACTACAATTGAAAATGGAATTAAACGTGCTCTAGCAACTGGTGATTTTGGTATTAAAAATACTAATTCAAATAAAGTTGGTGTTGCTCAAGTTTTAAATAGGCTTACATATGTATCTAGTTTAAGTCATTCAAGACGTGTAAACACACCAATAGATAAAAGTGGTAAGCTTGTTCCTCCAAGAAAACTTCATAATACACAATGGGGATTTATTTGTCCAGCTGAAACACCAGAAGGACCACCAGTAGGCGTTGTTAAAAATCTTAGTTATCTAGCTCACGTTACTATTCGTTCAAACCCATCTACTATATTCGATATAGTTGAAAAATTTATTATTCCTATTGATGATTTAAAACCAAAACAACTATACAATAAGGTAAAAGTTATTGTTAATGGTAATTGGATTGGAATTACTGAATCACCTGAAGAATTGTTTAAGTTTATGAAAAAGAAGAAGAAACAGGGCATTATAAATGTTTATGCCTCTATTATATTTGATGTTTATAGACTTGAAATTAAGATTTGTAATGAAGCAGGTAGAATTACGAGACCTGTTGTATGTGTTGAAAATGGTAAATCGCTTCTTACAAAGGAAGTTATAAATAAAATAAAAAAAAATGAAATTGGATGGGATGATTTATTTATTGACCATAATATTGATAGAACAGCACTTGAATATATTGATTCTGATGAACAAAATTATTCAATGATTGCAATGAAATTAAAGGATATTAATAAATATAATACACATAGTGAAATACACCCTAGCACTATATTTGGATTACTTGCCAGTTGTATTCCTTTCCCTGACCATAACCAATCTCCTAGAAATACATACCAATGTGCTATGGGTAAGCAAGCCATGGGAACATATGCAACCAATTATAATAACAGAATGGATAAAACTGCATATATTCTTTCATATCCTATGAAACCTCTTGTTGGAACAAGATTAATGGATTTCGTTAAACTTAATAATATTCCTTCGGGTAATATGGTTATTGTTGCTATTATGTCTTATTCTGGATATAATCAGGAAGATAGTATCTTATTTAATAAAGGTTCTGTTGATAGAGGGCTTTTCTCAGCAACCATTTTCCATACTGAAAAGGATGAAGATAAAAAAATACATGGTGATGAAGAAATACGTTGTAAACCTGATAAAAATAAAACTAAAGGTATGCGATTTGCTAACTATAACAAACTTAATAGTTCTGGTGTTGTTCCTGAAAATACATTGATTGAAGACAAAGATATAATTATTGGTAAAATGATTCCTATTAGAGAAGCAAGGAATGACCATACAAAGATTATTAAGTATTCAGACCAAAGTAGAATGTATAGAACTAATGAAGAATGTTATATTGATAAAAATTACTTACATAGAAATGGCGATGGTTATACATTTGCTAAGACTAGAATTAGAGCTCATAGAATTCCTTGTATCGGTGATAAGTTTAGTTCGAGGCATGGACAAAAAGGAACTATTGGTCTTGTTATTCCTGAGAGAGATATGCCTTCTACGGCGGATGGTGTTAGACCAGATATTATTATTAATCCACACGCTATTCCTAGTCGTATGACAATAGGACAGCTTAAGGAAACACTACTTGGTATTTTGTTACAAGAGCTTGGACTATTTGGTGATGGAACTAGTTTCGGTGATGTTACTATTGATAATATTAGAGAAGAACTAATTAAAAACGGATATGACCAGAATGGTAATCAGATATTATATAATGGAATGACTGGCGAAATGCTGGAAACATCCATCTTTATTGGACCTGCATTTTACCAAAGACTTAAGCATATGGTTAAAGATAAACAGCATAGTAGAGGGTGTGGTCCTATGGTTGTTCTCACAAGACAGCCTGCTGAAGGTCGTGCAAGAGAAGGTGGGCTTAGATTTGGTGAAATGGAAAGAGATTGTATGGTTAGTCACGGTGCTGCTAGATTTACTAAAGGTAGGATTTATGATGCTTCAGATAAATATAGCACATATGTTTGTAAAGATTGTGGTATGTTTTCAATCTTTAATGATGAAAAGGGTATACATCATTGTAGAATTTGTGATAATAGGACTAACTTTAGTAAGGTAAATATACCATATGCTTGTAAGTTACTATTCCAAGAATTAATTACGATGAATATTGCTCCTAGAATTATTACTGAATAATATATATGACCGATATAAAAAGAGTATTGATTAAAATAAAAAAAAATATTTCTAATTTAGAATATAGAATTTCGCAGTTATCTTGTTCTAAGAAAAATGTAAAGTTTTACTATGCAAATAAAATTTCCGAAATTAGATTAAAAATCAAAGACTTACGAGCTCAATTAATTTTTTATCAAAATAAAATTCCAGGAGATACAATTGATTTGCACGGTGCAAATAGATATTTTGTTGATAATTATTTAGATGATATAATTTATTATAAAAATCAATTTTCACCAAATATTACTGTAATTACAGGCAAAGGAACGAAAACATTATATAATTATGTTAATAAATATTTAACAAATAACGAATATACATATATCATAATTAAAAATAATTTTGAAATTAAATTATAAAATGATTTTTATTATAACAACTCATATTAATGTTAAGAGTTGTTATTAGTAGTTTATTAATTGTAAATGCATTATTTTGGGGATTATATCCTCATCACGCTGATTGCAAAATTGGTGCATTTACTGGTTTAAAAACTTGTCCATCAAAATATCTACATTTAGGAATTGGTGTTTTATTTTATATATCTGCTGTATTAGTTGCTCAACAAACTTATGTACAGCATATTTGGTTTTAATATAATGCTTTATATATTAAATATACAACTAACATACCATATCCAGCATTATATAAATTTGCGAAAGGTTTATCATCTAATTTCTTTGCTTTCAATTCTCTCATAATACTATTAGATGAGATAAAACCTTCAGGACATCTATCTCCAGTTACAGGATTTTTTCTATTGGGAAACCAACATTCATCCATATAACTTATATCTAAATCAGCAACATTTCTAGATTCTTTTTTAGAACGGTCTTTACTATCAACAACCTCCATTGTTATTTTTCTACAAGTAGGTTTACTACCCTGCATAAATGAACCGAATAATGGCATAGGGTTTAATTCACCTGTAGATTCCATCATACTTGGAACCAAACCTTTAAAATCCGAAAAAGCCCCTCCTAAACTAACACCTGCTATTTTTAAGTTACCATCAGCCTGATTATTGTGATATGTATATCTATCAACCTCTTTACCAGTTTTTTTATCTTTACACTTTACACCTGTTTTTAAAAAGAATTTATTACCTAAAGGCGTTGGTGCTTTTTGTTTTGTTCTTTTTCTCCAAGATCTACAAAATTTCATATCATTATAAGGACACCATTTCATAGATGCAGGCCCACCACCTTCCACTAAAATTTTTGAATAATTAATTATTCCGGATACATTTTTTTCCATTTGGTCTAAAGTTCCTTTAGTTCCCATACCCATTTTTTTTGGTGTTCTTATTTTGCTAGTATATGAATAATCTGGTCCTAAAAATTCTTGTTGAATATTATTTGCACCAGAAATCGCATTTTTAAAAATATTACTCATTAATATATAATATCAATATAAAATTTATTTAACTATAATAGGTAATTATGGAGATAGTTCCTACTAATAATGTAATTATTAGAAAAAATAGTATGACACCTAGATGTAAAATATGTTTTGAATCAAGTAATGAAGAACAGGGTGAATTAGTATCGCCTTGTGCTTGTGATGGTTCAATTAAATATGTTCATAAAAGTTGTTTAAATAATTGGAGATTTAATGGAATTAATGATGAATCTAAACTAAAATGTGAAATATGTAAAAAACCATATATTATAAAAAAATCATTTGAGGATGAAACATTTATTTTTAATATTTATAATTTTAAAAAATTAAAGATTGCAATACTTTATATTATTTATATTTTATCTTGTCTTTTATTTTCATTTTTGATATTTTTAATGGATATTTCTACTAATTATGCATCTTATAATATCATTTCTTTTAGAAGAAATTTGGATTTACGATTTATTAATTTAATTAAAAATCTTTCAGAAGGTACTTTTATTTTTTATTATTTTTCTTTTTCTTCATATGTATTTTCCGTTTTATTTCATTTTTTATCTATTATTGTTCCACTTTATGTAGTAAAAAGGAGAGAAATGTACTTTAAAAAAATGTGGTATAAAAATTTACTAATATTTATTATTAATATACATTTTCAGATATTTTTTCCTCTTTGGGGAGTAAATGCTAATAATGATTTAAAATTTCTACAAATTTATCTAGGATTTATGCTTACTCTATTTTTAAATTTTCCAATGCATTTACTTTATATATATATTAGTGATTGCACTATAAAAGAAATTAATGAGATACTTAATGAAATAGATATATTAAATTGTAATTATAATCCAATATATTCGAATAATATTGATATTAGTGAAAATAAAGTTAATGAACAAAATATAGTTATACGTAATACTTTTTTTCAACCAGTGGATCATATAGCAGTTGAAATTATCAATTCACCTAGAAGAAGACTTACAAATAGAAGATCACCTAGCAATAGAGTATTAGATAGACCACACCCACCAACATATCCTCCTCCACCGCCGCCGCCGCCGCCACCGCCGCCGCCACCGCCGCCACCGCCGCCGCCTACGTTACCACCAGGTATGTAATTAACCCAAATCAATTTTATCCATTTCATCACCTTTTCCTTTCATGCCATCTTCAATCTTTTTTGATAATTTTTTTAATTCTTTTGAATTATTTGAAGCGGATGAACTATTCGCACTTATTAAAGGATTTAATAATTTAATATTCGCTTCCAACGATTTAATTTTATTATCTGTATCAGATTTAAAATTATCAACTGATGATTCCATAATATTAATTTTAACATCAGTCTTTCCTATTTCAGAACAAGATGTAGCCAAAGGTTCAATTACTTTATTTAAAAAATTATTTAGTAATAGACTGCCTAACAAAATTATAATTAAAATTAAAATCGAATTCATATATAATTATTTTATATTATAATTCTTCTTTGATGCTTTGTATTGAGCTTTTATTTTTTGTTGTTTTTTTTTTATTATCATTTTGTTTTTTTACTAAATCTTTTAAAAGATTTTTAACATCATTTATTCTACCATTTATAAATGATTTAGTATTTTTTATTTTTTCTTTTAAAAGTTTATCACTTTGTTCAACTTTGTAAAGAACCGTTTTTGCACATTCTCTGTCACATTTTGAACAACTATCTTTATTTGAACAACTAGATTTATCGTCATACCCTTCAATTACTTTTGGATATAAATTACATAATAATATAAATCCAAAAAATATTATTAAAAGTTTTTTTATCATTATATATTCTATTTATTTTTTCTTTTTACAATATAAATGAGAAGAAGAAATTTGTTACGTTCAAGAGTATATAGATATAATGATAAAGGTAAAAGGATCGCATCTACTTTTAATCAATCAGAAAAGATGAAACAGACATATATTTCAAATTCCAATATGTCTTTAGAATCAAATAAATATATTAAAACAACAAATTCAATTACAAAAATTAATTTATATTTTTCATTAGATATTTCTTGTTGTGAAATAACAGAAGTTATGGATGATATACCTAATAATACACCTATAGATAGTTATGGAAATATAAGTGATTTATTTATTAAAAATGTTTATTTTAAAAATAAAGCAGGAAATAGGAAAGAAACAATATGTAATTTAGATATTGTTACTGCATTAACATACACTAAATGGGTTCAATTATATTTTGTTATTTTTAGTAATGATAATAAACCTATTCCACAAGTTGGAGATACATTTAATGTAAATGGACAAACTTTAACATATTCGGAAACTAATTTTAAAATAAATAAAAAGGATCCTAGAAGTGCAAAGTTCCGTTTACCAATAAAAGGATATAGAAAAGAAATTAAAGCTTGTGAGAATGAAAACTTTTCATATGGAAAAAATATATATAAAGATAATTATGCAAAAGCTACAAATGGTTCAGGGTGTAAATATGATTGTAGCGGCAATGTTATTGGAACTGTAACTTCAAGAACAAATTATCCTGTTATAAGATCAGGAATGTTAGATAAAAATGATGGAAAATCATTTCGTTCTTATAGAGATTATTTAAGAAATGGTGCAATGATATCTTATGATAGGAGTTTAGAAAAAAATAGAAAAGATAAGGATGATTGTAATTGTTATTATAAAAATTCAGATGGTTCACAGGCTGGAAGGCGTTGTTCAAAAAATATTAATACAAAAACTATTTATAAACCTAGTAATAAAAAATTTCAGGTGCAGGGTGCTGTAAGTTCCAGTTCTAGATTGGACCGTCTTAAATTAGATACTATAACAGGTGCAAATGCCAAATGTAAAAATAGAGGAACAGATAAACGTAAAGATATACATGGTTGTGATCCATATTTTGCAGGAAAACCAAGATTTACAGGTTGGATATATAATAGTAAAAATCCTGAAACAGTAAATTATGATAAAAGACAAAGACCTTTAGGTAAACCACAACATCAAAAATATAGAACAAATAAAAATACTGTTCATTGTAGTAATAAAAATCATAAATCACGTGTAGAAGGCGGTTGTTGTGATAAATAATTATTAGATAGTTTTTTATAATTATATTATAAAATGCTAGCAAGAAAAAGAAGAGAAATGAGAAAATGGGCAGAATCAAATATAAAAAATAAAAAAACATTAAGACCTATTTATAATTTTAAATCTCCAAAACAAAATATTAATTGTATGAATCAAAAAAATAAACCATGTCCCCCTTTCTTTAGCTATGGAATACCTCCACAAAAATATTATAGAAAAGAAACTGCTTGTAATGATGAAAATAGCAAAATAAAAGTTTCAAAATGTGATTTAAAAAAGACAAATTTTGAAATAAAAAATTCAGTAATTAAACGCATTGATAATAAAAATGGAATACACAATCCGTGTTATCATCATACTTATGAAAAATATTATGTTGATAGAAATAAACAATTTATAGATCATCCAGAAGAATATAAACAAAAAAAATACAGAGAGAATTGTAAAACTTCATTTTGTAAGAAATCATCTCTTATATGCAATGATATACAAGTTAATAAATACTCAAACCGACTTTTTAGTAAGCAACATGCTGTTAATTCTGGTTCACATTTACATCGTTTAAAATATCAAGCAATAACAAAAAATCAAGCCACAAATAGAATAAGTAAACAAAATATAATGAATGGCACGTATCCCGCCAGTTTATATCAACCAACCGGTCCAACTAAAACAGTCAAAAACTTACCTAAATGCACTGAAAATAATGAAAAGTATTGCACAAAAGTAAAAAAATGGTGTTATCCTCCTTGTAATTGTCCTTGTAATTAAATAATAAAAAACACTATTTAAAAGAAAAATTATTAAATAACACATAATGTCTGAAAATTCACATACTGTTAAAGCTGTTTTTACTTTTAAGGATAATGAGTCAAAAGGAAAGTTTATTGAGTTTTGCAATGGAGATAGGGGTTTAAGTATAGCAAGAGCATGGGATGGTTGTGAGTCTATTGAATGTTATGAGGGGCTAGATAATCCATTATCAGTTACTATTTGGCAAAAGTGGGCTAGTAAGGAAAATCAAGAAAGTTATGTTAAGTTTAGACATGATGATGGTTCATTTGATTTTCTTGGAGAACTTATTGCTTCTCCACCTGAAATTTCAGGATTACGCCCTGTTTTATTTAAAACTGATGAACAGCAGATTGAAGATGTTATAAGAGATATGTGCAATAAAGACCATCGTGTTGGTATGAAGCATACACACGACGATTGTTTATTTATTCGTCCTACTGGAAATCCTCTTAATATGGATGGTTGGGATGCAATGATGACTAATGAAAATGTACGTGTTGATTCAAATGAACTTGTTTCTATCAATAAGTTGAAGGTTGTTGGAGATATGGCATATGTTTGCTATACTAATCATGGTAAGTTTAATTATATGGGAACAGAAAATGACGATATTGCTGTATTAACTAGTGTTCTTGAGCGTGTAGATGGTCGTTGGGTAGTTGTTCATGGGCAGCGTTCTAGTGGAAGAAAGCCAACTGAGGAATTACCTTCATTCGCATAAATATCTTTTTAGAAAAAGATAACAAAATGAAAAATTGAATTGATTTAATTTTAAGGTTATTAAATCAATTCAAATGATTAATAATATCGACCATTATACTCATGCATATAAGCCATCAAAAACAAAAATGTGGAATATTATTAACCGTTCATCTAGTAATAATTTGATGTCTATTGAAAGCGGGTCACGTGCACTTTATATTTTAAGAATAATACAAGAATATGACTTTTCTAGAGAGATGAGTAAAAATATGATTCTAATAGATTATGCGACAACACTTAGTCCAATTATGAATAAATTATATAAAAATGAAAATACATTGGAATACTTTATGGATGAACTAGCTGGAGTTGTCCATTTTCAAAATAATGAATTTGTTTATAATGATACATTTATTTTAGAAGAAATTGATATAGCAATTAGAGAGAAAAAATATATATTTGTGATATTTAGTTTCGATGATTATGATGTAGATAATATAAAGGGTATTAATGAATATTGTGGACATTCAACCTGTGCTCTGTTTACCCCAAATAAAAAAAATTATGATTGTTATTATATTAATCCACATGGCAGAGATGATACAAAATATTTTAAACAAATTGTTACAAATAAAAGATGTAAAGTTTATTACTATAAAAAAGCACTTGATATTATATTTATGATAGGTTTTATTGAATCTATAAATACTATTTCAAAAATTAAAATAAATTATTCAGATTCTTATCGTTATAATTATAAAGGTGTAAATTTACAATCAGGAGACTGTTATGGTGTGTGTTTTGCTTTTCCATACATCATATATTATTATATTGGAAAATATTTAACTAGACCAAGATATTTCATGAATGAAGATGAAAATATATATATTGAAAGTGGTATTAAATTACTTAAAAATGGTCGTTTAGGATTCTTTGTAGAGATGATGTTTGCGGATTTTTCGGAAAAATATAAAAATAAATTATTTGATAAAAAATATTCTTATAGAACCAATAGAGAGAAAACAGAAAAATTTGTAATAAATAATGCAGGGCATTTCTTAAAAAGTGTTGTTTCACCTATGATATCTATGATGCTCCAAACTAAAATAAAAAATATATTATCATATTAAATGAGCTGCGTATTAAAATTAAATAAAACAGTTATTGATATTAATGGATTACAATTACCTATGGGTGAATATATTTTTAATATTGATAAACTAAATGATTTTTTTATTTCGGGTGAAATAAAATTAAAAGAAACAAATGAAAGTATTTCAACTTATGAATTTAAAAATAATGATTTTATAGCGTTATTAATTAATTCACAAAAAATAAATAGTGGAGTTATTAATAAATATCAAGAAGAAGAACAAGCAAATAAATGTTGTTCAATATGTTTAAATGATATAATTGATAATAGATATATACTAGGATGCGCACATCATTTTCATGAAAACTGTATTTTAAGATGGCTTGAAAATAGTAATAGTTGTCCTATATGTAGATGCACAGTAGAAGATAATATTTGTTTAACAGAAAATATTGTTCTAAGAACTCCATCGCCTAGAAGAATAAGGACACCACAAGTTACACCATTAAACCAAAGAAGACGTAGAATAGCTACTACACCATTAAGAAGAAGAAGAAGAAGAGCTACAACACCAATAAGAAGAAGAAGAGGAAATAATACTACGCGAAATACTGTTATAGTTCCAGATGAAAATATACCAAGAAGAAGTAGAAGAATAGCGACTAGGGAGAGAGAATATAGCCAAATGTTTTCTAGTACCAATATAATAAACTTATTACAAGATTAAAATACTTGCTCTATATATATGTTGCAGTACTTAAGTTATCCAATTGATTTAGCACATTTTATATTTTTATTTTTTCCAATAATAATCTATTTCTTTCATTTTCCAAATAGTATTGTTCAAATTATGTTTTTAATATCAGCATTAGTTCCATTATCTTGGTATTTTTATGATCATAAATGTGTGTTTTCGGTTATAAGTTCAAATCTAAGACAAGAAACAGAGGAAAATGAATTAAATTTTTCAGAAAGATATTTACAAAAATTTTATTATTTAATTCAAAAATTACTTGGTTTAAAATTAGATAACGATGGATTTAATAAAGCAATATTTATACATTGGATAGTAAATATGATATTATTATGGTATTATTTATTCGTATTAAAATGTGAATGTGTTTTTCATTAATACAATATTATAGGGATAAATTTTCATAAAACATTTTTACTTTTGGATGTGCTGATATTTTACTTGCATCAAATGCTAAAAGATATAGCCCGTCAATAGTTTTTACCCTAGATAATGCGACATATATTTGTCCTGGAGCAAATATATTACTTCCAATATCAATTTGTGCTGATTCTAGTGTAACGCCTTGTGCTTTATGGATTGTAATAGCCCAAGAAAGAATTAGAGGAATATGTTTTATGCCTATCCATTGATATTTTTCACTCGTCCATGTATGGTGTCGGATTAGCCTTTCTTTTCCATTTCTAAACCTTACTATTGGAATCTCGCCAATAAAATCAACTATAATGCCTTGGCTTCCATTAACAATTTGTTTTTCACTATCCATATCTATATTAGCTATACACATTACCTTTGCACCTTTTTTTAATTTGGTTACCTCTTCTGCAATTATACTTTTTTTTAGATAGTTTAATTCTTTTTTTATAATCTTAGGACTAATAACACGTGCATTACTGGGTTTTTTATCTTCATCTATCCATTCTATTACTTCAAATTGTTTTTCTTCTTCAACGATTTTTTCTAATTCTGAAGAGTTAATTTTATCCACTGTTTTTCTATGTGGAAGAAGAATAGTTGGTTGTATTTCATCATCCGGTTTAATGCGTCTACTACACAATAATTTATAAGGAGTCGTTTTTATTATACCTTTTCTTATTTGATTTAATGCCTTTATATATTTTTTATCTGTTTGACGAAATATTTGTTCTAGTTGAATAGCTATAGGGAAAGTTTCTTTCCAATTATCACTTTCAAAACAATATTGGTTTGATTCTGGGTCTAATTTATCGCCAACTGGAGATAATTGGAAGAAGTCCCCTGAAAATACCATTTGAATTCCTCCAAATGGTCTATTGTTTTGTCTGAAAATCTGTGCTACTTTATTTAATATATCAAATATTTTTTTAGACATCATACTAACTTCATCAATAATTAAAACATCTATATCTCTCCATCGCTTTTGCAATACACCTCGGTTTCTGCGAGGTGACGATTGTTCATCCCTACATATTCTCCTTATTATATCATCTGAATCACCCCTCGGTATTTTTAATCCGCTCCAAGAATGAATTGTTTTGGCATTACATTCAAGCAAAACTGCAGCACAACCCGTAAGAGCACAAACTTGACTATTTAATTTTTTTTCGTTACAAATTTTAACAATTTTTTTGATAAGAAATGTTTTTCCTGACCCACCAGGACCTGTTAGAAATATGTTATTGCCTGAATTAAAATTATTTAATGCTAATTTCTGTTTTTCCGAAAGTATTTCAGACATAATATTTTTAGTATATAAATTTTGTATTAAAATAAATCAATTTTCTATTCCAAAATTATAATATAAATAGTGAAAACATATTATAATTAATTGGATTATTCTCTCTAATTTTATTGTGGAACAGATAAATCAGATTGAATAATTATATTCTCGGTTGGTACTTTTATAATTGTTTTTTCCTTTCCAGGCATCATGACCTGTGCAATATATTGTTTCAGAATAAGTATTTGAAACGAGTAAAACCAATAAGGCAAATAATAACATTTATATAAATATTATTATTAAATTTTAAATTAATATATTTTAATTATTCTCTCTAAAATCAGAGAGAATAATTAATTAAATAGAATATAGTTTTATTTTTTTTATTTAATTTATATATATGGTATCCGCCGAATTAGTAAAAAAATCGGTTTATCTTTCTTTAGTTATTCAAGTTATTACAGGTGTTATACAATTATATCCTATTTTCTTAGATATACCAGATAAATATAAAATTTTACAACAAACTTTAGGCTTAGAAACAGTTGTACAATTTGTTGAAGCATCTTTTTATGCGTGGCTAGCATATGGCATTTATAAAATGAAAGATGTTACAGCAAATAGATATTTTGATTGGGCGATAACAACACCATTAATGCTCTTATCAACATCAATATATTTAGAATACTTAAAAAATAAGGATTTGAAACTAACAGAATTTTTAGAAGATAATAAAAATACTATTATAAAAATATTTATCTCAAATTTGTTAATGTTATTATTTGGATATCTTGGAGAAATTAAATATATATCTTATTTTATCGCTGTTCCATTAGGATTTTTATTTTTCGGATATTCATTTTATAAAATATATAAAAATTGGGCGTTAGGAACAAAAGAAGGAGAAAATCTATTTTATGTTTTGTTTTTTATTTGGAGTTTATATGGTGTAGTATCACCATTATCTACTAATTTAAAAAATTTATGCTATAACATTTTAGACATATTCTCTAAAAACTTTTATGGTTTATTCTTAACATATAAAATTATTAAAAAAATTTAATTATTATTTTTGTTTAAAAAAATATTACTTTTGTTAAATTTATTATATGGAATTGAATTTTTTACACACCATTGAATACATTTTTGAATATTTTTAGATTGATGAGAAGTATATTTTTCTTTTTTTCTGTCTGTATTTTCAACTAATTTTAATGTTTTATTAATATTTTTCATTTGTTGTTGTGATAGTATAGCATTTATTTCCCTAATAGTTGTTATATATTTAAAGTTAATATCTATATTTAAAAATCTATTAACAGATGTATTATTTAAATCTATATTATTTAACATAGCAAGAGTAGATAGAAATTCATTAAAAAAGTATGATGTATCATCATATTTAAAATCAGAACAAACCACATATTTTTCTGAATTTGCCGAACGACTCGTATTTGGTTTAATAATATGAATTTTTTTATAAAAACAAGATAACATAAATAATAAATCAATTGAGGAATATGTAAAAGTATCAAATAATTTTAAAATAAAAAAACCCCCTTTTTTTTGTAAAACAAGCGCATATATTATTTGTGCATATACCAGTTGTAAAGCCATTTTTTCTTGCTTATTATAATCTATAGAAAAATCAAATCCACCATCACCAGTTACAATTTCCATTGAATTTTTATAATTTGTCATTATAAATTTCAAATTATCTGGATTATATAAATTACCTGTTTTATCTGCACCATATTCTATAAATACATTCTGATTTTTTTTAAGAAAATCATCTGCTTTTTTCCAACCCGGTATAGATTTATTTTGTTCATCAATTAATGTCATACCATAATATATGTCTGATTTATTAAATCTAAGATAAGTAATTGCCTCTATAAATCCACCAGGTCCTTCTGCCAAATGAAATGTTTTTATATTTTTATTTTTAAAATTATCTAATATATTAAATGTATTAAATATTTCTATTAACTTAAAAAATGCCCTAGATATAGGTTTAATTTTACTTACACAATTTTTATATTGTGGAATATTAGTATGTATATATTCATATTCATTAGTTAATTTTTTTAGATTATCCCACTCCTCCGAACAATTATTGATTTTACCTTTAATTATTTCAATAAATTTCTTTGTGCTTAAATTTATATAATTAATATCGGCATCATTACAAAATTTTAAAGTTATATTTTCAGGTTTTAATTTAAAATTTATATTATCTAATATAAAATAATTCATTTTGATAATTAAAGTATATAATTATATTTTTATATGCTTTAATTCAATGTTTATTTTTCCGATAGCTTAATCTTTCTAGGTCTTCCTCTTTTTCTTTTTTTTGGTTTATCTTCATCTGATTTTTTAGATTCACCCGCGCTATCTTCTTTTTTTAATGTCAATTTCATTTTAATTTTTTTTGGGTTTTTTTGTTTAGATTCCTCTTGTTTATCAGAACTCTCTTCTTCAGGTTTACTAATAGTAAATAATTTCATCTTTTTCTTTATTTTTCTTGCTTTTGGTCTTTCTATTTTCTTCAATGCCTGTTTCCCTTCATCAATTTCTGGTAATTCAGGTTCGTCTGCTTCTCTCTGAGAACCTATCAAAGCTGCAGCGATTTCTCTTGCATTCACATCCCTTACCTTTTTAAATATAAAATAATTATTTAAGAATGATATTTTTTTCTCATATGCTTTCATTTTTAAAGCATCTTTAATATTTCCACGTCTAATAAATCCAGATCTAATATCATCTTCCATTTTACTAAACATTTCTGAGAAATTACCTATTGAATTAGGCATATTCATTTCTCTAGCTTCATCTTTTGAAATTGGAACAAAACCATAATTTTCTAAAATCCTAACCAAATAATCATAATTTACTAAATATTCTGAGAATGTCTTGTTTATTGTTTCTTGGTATACATCAATAGTATAACCTAAACAGGTTTCATCATCCATAAGCCTAACATTATCATATCTTTTTGTAATTTCCCATAATTTTCTCTCCTGTTCAATAATTTTAACACTTTCACCAACCTCTTTACTCTCTAGATTTTGAAATAATTTTTTTCCATCATAACTAGTTCCTATAAAATATCCTCCTAATTTACAACATTCACTTACATTTCTAAGAAAATTATTTAATTTTAGTTTATTTTCAAAGAAATAATGAATTGAAAATTGATTTGATACTATATCAAAACCGTCTTTTCCTTTTGCAAATTGCTTATAAACTCCACCGCCCAATATTGTTTCATCTTTTGAACCTTCACCAAACACTGCTCTTGTTATTAATCTTCCTTTATCAGTAAAACAAGCATCACCACTTCTTATATTTAAACCTGAATTTGCACGAACAAATAAAGCATCAGGCATCATACTATATCTTTTTTTATAATTTAAATATCTTGCACAAGCACCATCTATACGATTTTCTATATTATCTCTAGCTATATCTAAACCAAATACAAAAGATAATTTTGAACCAATCCATTTTGGTAAATCACCTGCTTTTCCTACTGATTGATCAATTAAAATATCTCCACGCTTAGAGCAACCTTCTATCAATTTTCTTTTAATATATAAATTATGAAAATTTCTTAATGATTTTGTTAATGATACAGCACCTTTTCTATCATAATATTTATCTTCTATGCTTACAGAATCAGGTATACCATATCCAGTACTAATTATATTTTCTGTTACAGGATTATGAATAGAACGCCAGACACTTTGAGCAACATGATATGCATTACCATAATTTCTTCCACCTGCTCTAAATTCAGCAGTTTTCTTATAACGGACTCTTATAGGTTTCCATTGCCAATATTTATCAGCTTCCTTATCAAAACGGAATTCAACAATCATACCATCTTCAAATCTTTGTTTTTTATCTTCTGTCAATAAATGTGTTATCCCACCAGTCTTTTCTAAAATAATATTGCATAAATATGCTGGATAATTCATAGAAGGTTCTGTAGGATAAAATGGAACGGGTTTATAACCCCCATTCTTCTCATCATTGGGAGAGGGATTCCTACCTTGTATAACATCCTCACAAGGATTTAAATAACCATGAAGGGGGTTATTTTCATCAAAACCAACTCTTAATACTAATGTTTTATATTGTGTTACTTGACTAGAACTTTTAAAATTTGATCCATCTTCAAATAATGTTCCGATAAAATCTTCACCAGTTTCTATTTTTTTAGTAGTTACGAGAAAGTCTATTGTATTAAACTCTGGCGGTTTCCATTTCATTGATGCAGTCCACGTTTTTTTCTTCGGTGCTAATATTTCTCCTATTTTATTACTTCCAACTCCTTTATCACAAGGTGTAAATATAAGCCCATCTATTTCATATTCAAATAATCCCTCGTTGTGTTTTTTTAATATTTCATTACATTTCTTAAATATATCGTTATTTAAACCATATTTAAATGACTTTCTATTTATTTTCATAGGAGGAGCCTTTCCTATAAATGGTAAAATAGACATATCAGTTATTGTCTTACTTAATTCTTCTAATCTATATCTCTTTTTTCCATTAAAATTACCTTGACCTGTTTTTGATTCACCACCCCCTTCTACTTCTACTTTATAAAATGGATGATGTCTCATATCTTCCTTTTTTATATAATAAATATCAAATGCTGCAAACAAATTAATAAATTTCCCTGCTTTATCATGTAATATATGTTCACCATCTATTATTGTCTCAAAATATTCTGGACTATCACATAAATTTCCTGAAAATTGTACATTCATATTCACATCTATTAAATAACACTTACCAGATTTATGAATATATAATAATTTTCTCATCCCATCTGCTTTATCTGTTACAGTATAGTGATTTCTTATATTTGAAACACTCATATCACTCATATTTGCTCTAATATTTTCTAATTCTAATGATATTGAACTAGGACCTATAAAATCTCTACTATTTATTCTACGTTCTGGAACTTTATTTTTATATAAAATTCTCATATAATCTTTCAAAATTCCCTCTTGTTCTGTATATGATATAGGAAAATTTGAATTTTGTAATGCTGACAATACTTGTTTTATTGTTTTTTTTAAATAAAATATCATTATTTTTGTTTGTTCAGTAATAGTTTTTTCCATCGAAGGAAAATTTCTATGATTTTTCATTAATTCTATTTCTACCTCATATGTCTCATTATTATCAAACACACCAGATGATTCTATACGATATTCTGGAATAAAACGATTGGACCTTGGATATTTTTTGGATGATTTTATAATACTGCAATCTACTTTTAAAGGATATCTATCATGTGTCAATGTAAATCGTTTAATAAGTCTAAAGGTTTTTTTATTAGAATTCCAAGATTGTAACATATTTTGTATTATAGCAAATCTTGATTTTAATTTTTTTTCAACTTTATAATTTACTCTAAATTGAAAATCATTATAATCTATAGGCATTAATCTATTTTCTGATTCAACTTTATAGTTCTTTTGTGTAAAACTTATATGATCCGGCGGTTCATTAAAATTAAAATTATTAGTTTTACAATATTGCTGTATATTATGAATATTATATATTTCTGTTCTAATGTTTGACAATCTTGCTCTTCCTGTATTAGCATCAGTATATTCATTTTGTATATTTAAGTGGTAAGAACCGTTCATATTATCTACATCAAAACCTAATGATTTAAATTTTTGAATGACATTATCAAAATTAATTTGAGTAATTGGATTCCAATGTTTGGTTCCAAATCTTACCTCTAATTCATCCCCAATATTTTCTGATTTTAAATATGTATTTATATATCTATTTAATAATTCTTCATTTGATAATTTTGATTTTGATTCAGCTGCTGCTTCCATTAATATATATAATTACACATTTTATTTTATATATATTTCTTCAATTTATTATATATATTCTAATATACTACTATATAGTTCTTTTTTTGTTAAGTTTTTCTTTTTATCATTTACTGTCTTGGTAATTTCTATTCCTAATTTTTTACATATTGATATCAGATCTGTTACTTTATATGATGAAATAGCCTTTATTGGTTTTGAAATATTTTCAATTATCCAATACTTATCTTTCATTTTATTATAAGACTCTAAATCAATAGTATCTAAATTTATACTATATTCATCCATCACTTTTTTCATAATTGATATTTCTGTATTAAAACTTTCACTAATGCAGTCATAAAGACATTTTTTATTAATAATACATAGATTTATATTATTCAAATAACATATACAAAAAAATGTATTTAAATCTATTTTTTTTTCACCTACCAACATAGACTCTATTTTATTCCTTTTCCATTTATTTTTTTTTAATATATCTTTTTTCTCCCTAACTAACTCTACTAATTTTATTTTTTCCTTTTGCTCTATAAAAAAATGCCTTTTATCAATAAAATCATATTCATACATACCATACTTTAAAATATAAAATATCCAAAATAATCTATCTTTCTCATTTGGAATAAAATAAGAAGAATCTAATACGACTTCTTTATCTTTATATATATCTTTTTTTTTATCCTTTACATTTTTATTTTCAAAATATTTTGAAATTCTTTCTATATTATTTATGTTTAAGGAATAATTTTGTATTTCATTAATTTGGGATACAAAATTTGACATCTTAATTAATAAAGCGCTAACTCTTTATTATCTTTATAGAATTCTTTTTTTATATTGTTCTTTTTATCTTCTATATCATCTAACTCTAACTCTTGTAATTTTACATATTTAACATAATTATTAATGTCAGATAATGTTATTTCATCAATTTTTGTTAGATTTATAAATATTCCATTATTATTTTCACTATAATTTACTTCATTTTTATTTAATATTTTTAAAATATTTACATGATGGACTTTATCTAATTTTTCAATACTATTTCTTAGATTTTCTAGATTTATTGAATCGTTCATATTATTTATATAAAAAAAAGATAAAACTTTTTTAAGTTTTAAAATAATTATATTTATTCTGTCTGGATTTTTATTTTTATAGGTTTTGTTAGCTTTTTTGTTTTTACTAATTCTGCAATTATGGATATATATTCATCATTTAATTCAAATCTAACTCCAATAACTTTCACATTTATAACATCTCCCTCTTTTAACTGTGAAAATTCTTTATTTTTATAATGATGATCTCTTGCTACAAACACAACTACTGGGGTTCTTTCTTCTTTTGTCTCTGCACGAACACCTGCTTTTGTTATATTTTTTACATTACATTTAAATATCATACCTTCTACTGGTTTACAAACCATACATTCAAATACTACATCAAATAAAACATTATTACCACGAATAATTCCTGAAGAATAATTTATTACTCTAATTGAATTATTTTTAATATAACCTTCTTTTGAGCATTTACCTTCATACGATGTTTCTAGAATTTTTTGTATATTTTCTACTATATTATTTCCAATTAAATTAAACTCTAAAAACACTTTTCTAGTCAAAACATTTTTCATATAAATTCCTATTTCTTTTCTTTTTCTTTTTTGTCTTGTTCTAGGTGCTTTACTACTCATTATATATATAATATTTATTTTATATAAATATTTAAATCAATTTTTTTTCTTTATTGTTTTTTTATCTTATTTGTTATATCATTAATTATTGCTTCTACTGTATTAAAAAACCATATTTTATTATTTTTTGTTGTTAAATCACTACTGTCTGTTTTTTTATGCAATGGCTCATTATAATATCTTAAAATTAATTCTGTTTCAATACATAATTGCAAAGCATTTATTCTTACAATATGTTTCCTTGTTTTTGGTTCTTCATCCTTAAATTTTTCAGGAATTTGTAAAAGTTTCTCTCTATCTGTTATATTATTAATTCTTTTTATTTCATTTTTCGGACATTCGTATTTTTTGACTTCTTCTGCAGGATCTAATAAAATATTTATTCTATTTAATATTGATTTCTTACTTCCACTTCTATCACACCTTTTACCTTTGGATTTTCTGTTTTTTGATGTCAACCCTAAATCTTTTATTTTAAAAACAATATCTTTCTTAAAGTCTGAAATAAAACCAACAAAATTATTTATTTTAGAATCGTCTATTATTTGAAATTGATTCATAGCTAATACAAGTAATTTTTTAATATTTCTACCATTATCTTTCCAAACATTACCTTCTAATGTCAATAATTTATATTGACTTTTATTATTATAATTTATTAATATAATCCCTCTTGTCCCATCAGGATGGCTTAACTGAAATTTTCTAAAGAAATTTTTACAAATTTTTTCCAGATTATTTAATGAATCCTGGTCTTTGCTATAAATATAATTTAATAGCTTTACCTTATCCATATATTTTAAAGTATCAATTATATGATACATTGATAAATTTACCAACATATCTTTATCCAAATCATTATAATTATTCAAATTATATACAGCCCATCCTGCTGATTTAGACCAAATTTCTTTTTCTGATGATTTGATTTCTTGTGGTTCTATTATATTATTATAATCTTTTAACAATTGATTATATATTCTCTTTTCTTTTCTTTTAGATTTCTTTTTTATTTTTGATTCTCCACCACCATCACCATCGTCTTCATCCATATCACTTTCAAAATCACTATCGGAATAGTATTCAACCTCCTTTATATTTTTATCTAATTTAAATTTTAATTTTTTTCTTTTAAAATCAACCGGATGTGTCCTTTCATAGTAAGATAAATTTTTATTTTTTATTTCCATTGGTTGAAACATATAGTAATCATTAATATTTACTAATCTCCCTAATCTACCTAAAGTATCAACTATATATTCATTTTTCTCATTTATTAAATAATCTAATCCAGAATTTATTTGGTCTAATGGATATTTTTTTAATGTATTTATGGTCTGTATGAGTTCATCTTTTTTATAAATATATTTTTCTTTAAATGATACACGTATACGTTGTAATATTTTATCTAGATTCATTATAATAAAACCTTCATTATAAGTGTCTTTGTTAATTTCTTCGTTTGGCTTAGATACAGAACACTTATAATTACAAGTATTATAATCACAAACAGCACTATTTTCTTTATCACCTAATTTAAAATCTATTTCTATCCCGCTTGATAACTTTTGTTGCACAACTTTATTCATTATATCAACTGAAAAATCTAATCCTTCTCTATTTAATAAACAATCTATAGCACATTCTTTTAAAGCTCTGGTAACAACACCTATTTTTTTCGCTTTTTTCTCTGCTAATCTATATACATATAAATCTGCACTTTCTATACTTAAAGGTAATAATGTGCAATATAAAAATATTTCTACATTTCTTTCTATATATGGTAATAAACAATGACTTTTATTACGAACAGCTCTACCTATAATTTGTTCTGTTCTATTCATATTATACCAAGGGTCTAATATATGCATCTGTCTTATAAATGAAAAATCTAAACCTTCTGAACCTGCTCTAGTTACTATTATTACTTTTATCTGTTTTCCATCTACATTTTCTGGGTCTGTTACTAGTTTCAATTCTTTTTTTAAATTTGGTGTTAAGTGTCTATTTCCTGTTATCATAGCATATTTTGCTTTAATTTTTATTTTTGAATCTTTAGTAATTGGTTTTAAAGTAATATAATCTACTGGTGCTACTTCTTGCCTTTCAAATAAATTACTTTTACTATTTCTACTAAATCCCATTTCTTCTAATGCTAATGCAATTGGAATAGCACCACTATCGATATATTGTGAAAATATAAATACTAAACCTTTCGATTTTTTTATATAATCGCATATATTTTTTATCTTTCCACTATATTTACCTATTTCTTCTGGAGAAAATATTCTTCCAAAATCTCTCAATGTTGAATCTTTGTAATTAAATTTTGATTTTGTTTTCGGTTTAAATAACATCAATCTTGATAATCCACGTTTACCATAACAATCTCTTATTAAGTCTTCATCTTCATCTATTTTCTTATGCGGATAACTCATATTTAAACACTGCAATGGTGCTTCTAATTTTGTAAAACCTATATTTTTTTTCGGATCATTCAATGATGGATTTTCTTTTTTTAAAAAATTAATTAATCTATTATAAATATCAAATTGAATTTCTCCTATATTTGTTGTAACCAAATCTAATATTTCTATTGGTTCTGCAATTACAGAATCATTTAATTGTTTTTCTGGATAATTCCATACACCTGATTCGTTTTTTAATAGTAATGAATTTTCATTCATAGAATATTTTGGCCAAATTCTATTTGGAAATGTAAATGGATTTTCCCCCCTAACATAACTAACATAACCTGTTGCCTTTTCCATTAATAACTCTTTTCCTGAATAATCATCTGTTAATATAAAATCTCCTCTCTTATCAAAAACTTCCTCGATTGAAATTCTATATCTATTATCATTCATATTTAAAATATTTAATAACCATACTATTTCTTTATGAGAATTAAACATAGGTGTAGCAGATAATATCATCATTTTCAAATTTTCAGCATAAAGTGCTAATTTTTCTATATTTTTTGAACTTTCTTTTTTTTCTCTTACATTACCTAAACCACTTGTTGATACTCTTAAATTATGTATTTCGTCAATAACTATAAGTCTATTTGAAAACTCCTTTTTTATTGATTTTTCTTGTTTTATTTTTATATTATTCTCATCATCCTCTTCTGTTATATTTTTATTCATTATTTTTTTTAAATGATTTGAAAATTCACCATATCCATAAAAGACATATGATTGTCTAACTATTTTTGAAATATTTTTTACTATTTTTTTTCTACTTAATCCTTTCATATTCATAGGGTTTACTTCCTTTAAAAAACTATTTCCAGTACAGGCTTTTATATTCCATAAACCATTTATTTCTTTTAATTTTCGTTCATCAAATAACTGCAACTTAAAATTTTCTTGAACTGCTGGCGATGCAACTATTATAATTTTTTTACTAACACCTAGCTGTTTATTATATCTTCTCATTTCTTCACAAACTGAAATAGCTGAACAAGTTTTACCGGTTCCTAAACCATGAAAAAGTAATAAACCATTATATGGAGTTTGAAATGATAAAAAATTTCTTACAAACATTTGATGTGGCTGTAATTCAAATTCTTTTGTTGTACAAATTTTATTTGTTAAATCTATTATATTATCAAAATCATTTTTGCTTTTTTTATCATACTTTACCTCGTTAAATTCTTTTTTCAAATAAAGTTTTTGATTAAACTTACTGTCATCCAAATGAGGATATAATGAAACATCATCTATTGAAGCTAATTCTCTTTTATTTTTTTCTGACAAACATTTTAAATGTTCATTATATTTTTCACTAGTTTTATCTATTTCTTCTGTATCTTCATAATATTTTTTTAATGTTTCGCAATTATCTCCTGATTTCGATTCTGACATCTTATTAATATATTATGAGATTAAACTATATTTATTTAGTATTTTATCAATATTATTTATAATTTCTTTTTTTTCTAAATTATATGGTCTTATTTGTCCCATTGATTCCTCTAAACTACACCATTTTACCTCGCTAACTTCACTTTTCTGAAAATCTGCATTTATTCTCTCACCTTTCATATACATCAAGTAATAAATATGTTTGTATGATTTTAAATTTGAACCAGTAAATATTTCTTCAAATGGCATAATATTTTTTATACCGTCTAGTTTATCTTTTGAATATCCTGTTTCTTCTTCAAATTCTCTCAATGCAGCAGATTTATCGCTTTCATTTTGATTTCTTCTCCCCTTTGGAAAACCCCACTCTGGTTTTTCCCAGTTAGTTTTACTATTTTTTACTATAGATTCTAAAGTATATTCTGATTTCTCATTTTTTATACCACGTTTTATCTGTATAAATTTTTCTTTTGCCGAATGTTCTTCACCTCTATATTGTAATCCTACAAAGTCTCCCCATAGTTCATGCCATAATTCATCAAAACTTTTAATTAAAATATTTTTTTTCTCTAGTATTGTCATTTCATCAATTAACCTTTGTATATATATTTTATTATATAGAGGATATTTCCCTCTTAGAAAATCTATATATCCTAAACTATCTTTTCTACAAATTAACAAATATTTATATTTTTTATTTGATTGATCATAATGTGTTGCAATTACACCAATACTTATAATCGGTTTTCTACATTGACTAAAAGTATGACCTGCTTTACCACAATTATTACAAAAATTATATGTTGAATTAGATATTGAAATCATTTATATATATATATGTTTAAATCCTGATATGTTTTTATATCCTTTGGTTATAAATGGTATTAAAACCTGATGTATGGCTACCCAAGTTTCAATTTATTATGCAGACCATTTCTATTAATTATCCCAATACTCCAAATGATGTAACAAAAAAAAAGTATTATGATTTTATACAAAATTTACCCTTATTTTTTCCTGAAAAACCTATGGGGGATTTATTTATGAAAATGCTTGATCAATATCCTGTAACTCCTTATTTAAGTTCTAGAGAATCATTTATGAAATGGATTCATTATATTAATAATAAGATCAATAAAAAAATGGAATGGAATGAATTGTCATTTAGAGAGAGTTTAGAGAAATATTATGAGTTATATAA